GTCACTACCCGCAACGAAGTAGAGCACGGGTTCCTTCGACGCAGCGACGTCAGCCACGAACTGCTCAAACGCCTGCTCCTTGTCCTTCTCGTGCCAGCTTGACTTCCACGTGTTACCGCGGCGCGTGTACCTGCTGAAGCTCAACGCAATACACCCAAGGTTGTGATCAACCGTGACCTTCATGGCCTCGTCCTCACTCGTGCAGGTAAGGATGCTGGTCCCGTCAGCCAACTCATCCTCCTGGAGGCCGTAGATGCCGGTCTCACCCTCGGGGCGCTGGAGGTACGCGACCATGTTCTCAACGATGTAGATCTCTGCGTCGCCCTTGAAGATCACAGGGTAGCCGGGTTCCACGTAATCACGCAGCCACGAGAGGACCTCCTCAAAGGCCCACTTGGAGGGCTTGGGGGATGCGACAAGCTCGTTAGCGTCCTCCGCCCTTCGCTTCTCGTATGTATCCCGCCCAGGATGATGTGCGCTCACCTTAGCGATGATGGATGCGATCTCGCGACGCGGATCCACAGGAACATCCCCGAGGAGCTCGCGCTCCCACTCAGTCAACGGCTCAACCCCAAAAAGCTCCCCCTCAGCCGGCTCCGCAGGGGCCCCGTCGATCTGGGTGTACGCAGGCCAATAGCCCTCCGCCGTAGTGATGAACTCAGCTACAGCGTCACGCACTTTTCCTACTTGCTGCACGAGTTCGGGGATCTGGCTGATCGTCAGCATGTCAGGCCCCTTGAGGCGCGGATCGGTGCCAACCATCCTGTAGAACTCTCCCAGCTCACGAACACACGTTGCGCGCACCTCGTTGAGGTGAACTCGACGCTCGCCGGAGATGACGGGGAGCGCATCGCCACTTTGGCGAGCGGCTTGAACATCATCCACACTGATGGAGCGGCGCTCCACCTCGTAGGGGAACTTTGTAGAGTCGTCCCATGCTTGTAGACAGTATTCGATGTGGCCAAAGAAAAACTTGTGTGGGATATGGTGAGCAGACAGGACATCGTAATTAACTTCGTCCGAGGTGTCGGCAAAGATGCGCTTTGTGTGTCGATCCAGCTCTCTTTTGCCCCAGGCACTTCCCAGTACGTCAAGCCAGAACTTTGGGATTACACCGATCATCTCATCTTTAAGATCAATGAAATACTGCTTAGCGTCATCCATGCGCGCTTGCTTATACCCTTCTCCGATAGCTTTGCGCACGCTTCGGTACATTACGTCTGCGGGGACGTTTAGGAAGAGCGGTGCACCGTCTTTATCGTACAGGCCCACGCCTTCCTTGCGAGACTCATCAGAAGTGCGCCATTCTGCCGCAAACGATGTGCTCACCGTCTCGGTTTCGACGATGCCTCCAATGTTGCTGTATAGCTTGCCGGTGAATGCCTCTCCACTTAGCAGCGCAACGTTCTCCGAAACGGAACGGCCCCCGCGCTCAAGTTTGCGCAGCTGCTCATCCTTGGTAGTCTCCCAATCAAGAACAGCCTGCAAGGCTTCACGCAAGATGAGAGTGTCAGTCGCTTGCTCAGCAGCAAGTGAACTCGCGTTTCCGTTACTTTCCTGCCGTACCTCCAGCAAGAACTTAGCCTTGTTAGATACGTATTGCTCTACTACAGCGTTCACCGCAACAAGGAGAGGTGAATCTTCCGGCTCAATACGCATGAGCTTCTGAATCTCTTCGTAGGTATCACTGTAGATGTTGTCACCACACTTGTCGCCAGGGAACATTGTGCGCAGATTATCGTACAGGTCAGACATGAGAACATATGAATATTCATCATCGAGCTCCTTCATGCGCACCTCGTACTCAACTTCGCTAAAAGGCGGAAATTCGCCTTCGCCCCAGAATTGAATCACTCTATTTACTTGCTCCAGCGTGGGGTGGTAACTCTTAATGTTCCCGTCACAAGTGAACTCAACTTCGGCTCCTTTTATATTGTCGTGTTGGAGCGCGTAGTCCGCGATTTCTTCATTCCAGTAACATTCCTCTGTGAGAAGCGAGGTCTCGTAGTAATAGAACTGATCTGTTGCTATGGCATAGCAGAATGCTTCTTCACTTAGTGGGCGGCTGGAGACATGCTTGCCGTCACTGACGGAAAGCCATGCTTGTTGAAAGTTGCTACCTTGCGTAGTAGATGAAAATACCAGCTGGCATGTGATACCAACGGTGATTTAGTTGTGATCGTATGGGTGGAAGAAAATGCGTGTGTTCACGTCATCATCAACATAAACACTCTCCAGCTCACCTCTTCCGTATCGCGGCTTGAATGAGGGTGACGTGATGATTGCACGGATTTGGTCGTCTGTGATGCGGTGTGCTGCATCAGGGCTGCGGAGGCTTGTGAGCAGGGTTTGTTCTACTGTGGATGCCGCTTCGAGCGTCTGAGCGAAGCTGTTGGGGTTGTACATGGGGTTCCCTTTCTTTGGGGTTGGGTTGGTTCTATGTTACTTGTGGGGGGGCTTGTGTCTGGTGCACACATCCCGATTATTGGTTAAGTGGATCACATGTGGTTTGGTGTGGGGATCGGACAGGGGCGCACATCCTCAGCGAACACCGCCCTACCTGCACCGTCCATGCGCCCCACAACCAGCACCCTCACGCCGAGCATCCGACGCATCAGCGGCACCGCGTGTTCGCGAACCCACACCTGCACGGTTCGCCCGCTCACCTCATCGACCAGGTAGAAGCTGCGGCCATGCACGTCCGCCGTGCCCTGGAGGACACCTGCGACACCTCTCACGCTTGCTCCTTGTTCGCAGGGAGTACCCAGATCGTGTTGAAACCGACCCGGCCTGACTCGTGATCGACAGGGACGTGCAGCCACCCCCACTGGCCTGTGCTAGTGACGGACGTCAGGAACGCTTGGGAGATGCGTGTTTCGTCGAGCTTCGACACGAGGTCCGCAGTGTCGGGGGTTTGGGAGTCCCAGACGCTCACCTGCTGCTGGGTGAGGGTGCTCAGGAAGCTCACGACGCGCACAGGCACGGGGGATGTGGGTGTGGTTTTGAGGGGGAGGTGGAACCCGTCTTCGGGATCGTCGTCGGGGTAGCAGTAGCCGCTGGGAGTGAGGGTCCAGTTCTGGCTGGCCATAGGTTGTCCTTAGTGGTTAGTTGGTGGGTGGGGCTGGGAGTTTGTCGTCGTAGAGGTCATGCTTGTAGGCGAGGTCTTCGCCGGTGCTGAGCGAGTATTGGCCGCGCATGGGTACCCAGCCTTGGTTTCCCCACATGTCGATGAGGTTTGTGATGGCCCGGTCGAAGTCGCTGTTGTACTGGGCCCACAGAGCAATAGGGGCAGTGTCCCGGTAGCGGGTCGTGAACGGCGACTCGCGGACGACAGACAGATACAGCGACGTGTTGTAGGCACACAGGGGGAACATGTAGCGTTCGACGGTTCGCGCGAGGGGCTTGCGCGACAACATCAGCGTGTAGGGCACGATCTTGTCGAGAAACGTCTTGGGGATGCAGTACAGGAACGCTCCGTCAGGGTATTCGTCTGACTTCGGGGCGCGTTGGGCGTACTTGAAGCCGTCGGGCATGTTGTTCGCCTGCTCGGGTGAGAGTCGCAGGTTGATTTGCGAGGCGATGGGGATGCTACCGGACGGGCAGGTGACGGGTTGGGTGCCGGTTTTCTGGTAGTACTCGTTGTAGGTTGTGATCTCGAGGGGTTTGTCGTAGCGGAAGGCGATGCTGCCTTTCAGGGGGGCTGCGACGTCGGGGAGGGATGCGTCCCACGGCTCGGTGACGATGAACCTGTCGGTCTCGAACAGGCGGGGGATGTCCCATCCTTGGGGTCGGAGCGCTTCGAGGGTGGGGAGGTAGTTGGCGGGGCGGGACCGCAGGAACGCCGTGTAGGCGCGCTTCTGCTTCTTGTCGTACTCCTCACCGTCGAACTCCGGCATCCCGAAGGACTGCCCATACACGGAGATGGGCTGGTTACTGATTTGCTGGTATGGACTGATCAGCATGGCGGGTGTTCCTATCGCGATCCTTTCGAAATGGTGAAGTGGAGAGGCAAGGTACGAGTGTCCCTGCCCCTCCACATGTGGGGGTTAGTTGGCGCGTGCCCATTCACTGAGGGTCATTGACTGCGGCTTACGGGCGGTGGGAGCAGGCGCGTTCAGCACGTTGAAGTTCCGTGAGAGCACGATCCAACTGGGTTTGGAAGCGCGACGGACGGGGAAGCTCGTCGGCGACGTGTACGCGCCCTGCGGGTAGGTCACGTCAAGGTCCGGGTTGTAAGCCTTGACGAACTCAATGATCTCGCTGAGGGTCCGGTAGATCTCCTTGTCGAGGGCCGGCATGTTCGGCATAATGAACGTCATGTCGAAGGGAGCGACGTAGACGGTTGCCATCTTGCCGGTGAGGCTGATTTCGACGCGGATCTGGTCGAAGCCGATGAGCCTGCCCGTGCGGGGGTCTGCGACTCCCCACTTCTTCCCGATGTACGCTGCTCGCTTCGACTCGGGGGTGCCGGCCTTGAAGGGGACAAGCCCCTTCAGGTCGTTCTTGCCTGCGGGCACCATGTCGTGGAGCAGGAGGTAATGCTCGTCAGACTTCATGACGGCTGGCTTGTACGGGAGGATGGCCTCGCCGCCCTTCTGCTTCTGGCAGAGCTTCGTCCAGAACTCCTTGTGGGCGACTGTCACGTTGCCACCGGGCTCGGGGGTCATGCCGACGTACTTGTCGTATTCGGCGAGGTAGTTCCTGTAGACTGCGCTCAACCGAGTGAGGCTTCCAGGAGATACGAAGATACTGTTCGCCGTCTTGGTTGCCCCGATGGGGCCGTTGCTTTGGCGGGCCTGCTCGAAAGTGAAAGTTTTGATGGGGTCACCACTATCGGGGTCAACACCGTCATCGAGAGTGTCGGCAAAGAAGGAATACGACTTCACGTCAACGACGCTCTTGGACGTCTGCCACACGCCCTCCCACGTGGATGGGTTGCCCTTGAAGTGGATAATGCGCACGTCGTCCTCGTTGCCTTCGACCCATAGGAATGGGTTGGCGCGCCAGCCTTCGACGCTGTTCCAGTAGCCGGCCATGTCCTCCAGGAGGAACACCGGATAGATGAGGCCGGTGTCGAGTTCAACGACGTGGAGCGCGACGCGCCCACCTTTATGTTCATGGAGGAAGATCTCAACCTTGAAAGGGGTGCGGCCTGTGGGCCACTTAATTGGGGGCAGGGATGCCATTTGCTTGTTCCTTCCCGTAGGTGTGGGCTGACTCTTATCAGGAGAGTGTTGCAGGGATTGCTGGGCGGGGATGGTTACGACAAAGCCAGTTTGCGGCTCCTATACGTGAGCGCCCCAGGGTGGGGATTATTGGTCCCTCTGGGGCGCTCGCGGGCGGGGGTTGGTTACTTAGTGATGTTGGTTCTCACGAGGAGGCCCCTCTGGCCTGGCAGGGCTTTCTCAACGACCATGGCAGGCATGTTCATTCCGTGCTGGTATGCGAGGTAGAGAATGTCTGCCGGGGTCAGTGAGGTCGCCAGAAGCTCACGCCCCTCAACAAGAGACTTCCGTGTTTTGTTGTCACTACCCGCAACGAAGTAGAGCACGGGTTCCTTCGACGCAGCGACGTCAGCCACGAACTGCTCAAACGCCTGCTCCTTGACGTTCGCGTTGGTGAACACAAACCATGCATCACGAACATCAATCCGACGTAGGCGCTTGTTGAAACTCAGTGCGATGCAGTTGGGGCCTTCGTCAACCGTGACCTTCACGGCCTCCTTTTTGCCCACATGGGTGAGGATGCTGACGCCCTCAGCTAGCTTGGTCTCCTGGAGGCCGAAGATGTCGGCCTTGCCCTGGGGGCGCTGGAGGTAGGCCACCATGTGCTCCGTGATGTAGCTCGATGCGTCGCCCTTGAAGATCACCGGATAACCGGGCTCCACGTAGGTGCGCAGCCACGAGATGACTTCCTCGAACAGATAGTCAGAGGGCTTGGGGGATGCGACAAGCTCGTTAACATCCTCCACCTTCAGCGTATCCTGCCACGGATGAACTGCGCTCACCTTAGCGACGGTTTCCGCGACCTCACGACGCGGATCCACAGGATCTCCAAGAAGCTCGCGCTCCCAATCAGCCAACGGCTCAGGCTCAGCAGGAAGAGCTGCGGCATCAGAAGCAGGGGCTTCAGAAGTACCCTCTGAAGTTGTGTCGGCATCAGAAATACCGAGACTGTCGTCAGCAGGTAGCTCTTCTTCAACGGACTCTGCCTTGTTCAGCACCTTGATAAACTCCTCAAGGCCAAGGCGTAGATACTCCTCGTAGGAGATTTCTCTTTCATTCAGTGGAACATCTGAGCCGTTCCGCTCGTCAAGCTCGACGAGGCCACGTTTACAAGCTACCACGATGCCTCTTTTAACAGCGAACTCGCGGAAAAGCGCTTCAGCAACGGGACCCTCGACGTGTTGCGCGAACTTATTGCCGTTGCAGTTCCCAGTCATTGTCCCCTTACCGCAGATAGCCCGACTTCCATCCGGCTGTTCCTCAAACCTAATGAGCAGCTTCAGGTTGATGTCGTCCGAGCTATTATTGAAATGTGGATGTTTCCATACGCCTTCAGTTTCGATAGTCAGCTCATACTTGGCATCCAGGAAACGCTGAGCAGACGCTTCGAAGTTCACCTCGATCCACCTGCTAGACAGAACTTCTGTAACAGCATGGTATGCGTTATCTTCCAGGCCTGCGATCAAGCTCATCGCTTCATCGTGCCCAAGTGATGCTAGGGCTTCGATCTCAGTACTACGCTCCGTGTACTCGTGTGTCATGTAGTTCCTGTCGAAGGGAGCGGGGTTGAGTTCACGCTTGCGAATCCCCTTAACGATCATTCCGTTGCCATCTTCGTTTTCCGACGTGCGGAATGCAACGTACTTGCGTTCCTCGTGAGCCTCCTTATGAAAGCGCTCCTTCTGCTCACCGAACCACCACGTGAGAAGTTCCAGCTGCTCGTACCTGTCCTTTGGATAGAAGACTGGTGTCCACCCCTGGCCGTCAGAGCGATACTCTGTTCGTCCACTCTGCATGGAGGCATCATTGGCGATGTGAAGAATCGCAACGGCTGCGGCACCAAGAAGTGCGCGTAGCCTCATGGGATATGCGTACAGGTAACCAGCAGAGCCCGATTTGTTGGAGTTTGCGAGCAGCATACCGATCTCATCACGATCATCAATCAGGATCTCTCCTTCATGCTCAATGACGGGGATGCGGGCTTCCCATCCGCGGTCGTTGAACACACCGCTACGAGAAGCCACGATGAGGGTGGCTGGATTCCCTGCACTCGAAGCCGGTCCTTTGCGCCTCGCCAATGAGACAGACATACACCAGGGATGGCGCTCTCTCATCGAGAGGAGAACACCAATAGCACGGTTGTACGCGCGAGGTGCGCGTGCATATGTGTTATAGGTATCGTCCATAATCTCGCGATTCTTGTCGGAGTCGAGGAGTAGGGCGATGAGGCGTTGCATTTGTCTGGTTCCTTTCGGTTTTCGCGGGTTTCCCCTGTGAGGGGTCCTTCGCGCAGGGGGTGATTGTGTTGTTTTCCTGTGTCGGCTAGCTGGTTGTTCGCGGTGGGGTTTACCTAGCCGGGAGGGGGAGCCTCGGCCACGGTGTTTGTTTCGTGGCCGAGGCTCGTTTGTGTCAGTGCTTCGCGATCCAGTCGCTCAGCTTGATGACAGAGCGTCGCGTGTTGAGGCGCTCGGCTGTTGACCAGGCAGGTGAGAAGGCTGCGCACATGATGGCGTCACTGTCCTTTGCGGTGAGGCGCAGGTTCGTCAGTGGGGCGTCACGGTTGCCCGCACGATCGTAGACTGCGGCAGCCAGGGCACGGTAGACGAGCTTGTCGAGCGTATCCACCATGGGGGGGATGACGAGGGAGCGGTTCCAGGGCTTCACGTAGGCCTCGATGAGCTTCCCTTTGGCGATGGGGGACAGTTCGATCTCTTCGGGCATGACGGGACTACCGGCGGTGCCGAGGAGCCAGCGTCGCTGGATCGTGGAGAGGCGCTTCTTGAGGGGCGTGCCCTTCGTGAATGCGATGAGCTTGGTGTCCATCGCGTCGGCGTACTTCAGGGCGCTCTCTTCGAAGAGCTTCTGCGCTTCTGCGCCGTCTTCGGGGATCTGCTCGTCGCTGTCAAATTCGACGCCGCACCGGCGCGCCCAGTGCTCTGAGTCTCCGACTGTCCATGTGCCGACGTCACGGATGAAGTCCGCCAGCCACTCGGGTGCGCGCCCGTAGTACGGGTCGGGCTTGTGTGCGCCGCCCTGGACGGCCTTGGCGAATAGCTCGTCGAGGGTGTTCTCCACCAGGGTTCCGGTCACCTTGTAGGTGTATGCCAGGCCGACGCGCCCGGTCTTGGGGCTGATCTTGGAGAACTCCCACTCTCCGTCCCACTGCTGCGGGTTGCCGGAGAAGCTGGTGACAACGTAGGCGGGCTGTGCCTCGGGTTCGACGCGGGGATCGTACACGAAGGGATTTCGGTCGATCGACTTGTTCTCGAGGTACGGGTCGATGGTCAGGAGGTTCGCGGGGTACTCCTTGCCTTCGGCGCGCACGATGGCTGCGTAGCTGGCCGTGCTGCGGTTCATCAGCATGATGATCGTGTGGTCGGGGACGCCGCCCATCGTCGGCCAGGCGATCGGGAGGCGTCGGTAGGCGCGCTCCTGTGGAGTGGCGTCGTCGTCGGGGTCTTCCGCGCTGTCCTCGGTGTCGGCGTCGCCGTCGTCGGGAAGCTGGCCCTCGTAGAGGGGGACGATCAGGTCTGAGGACGTTCTTCCCTCGTACTCGACTGACGCGTTCGGGTGGCGAAGCTGGTCGAGACTGTAGGTGATCTCCTTGCAGACTACGGTCTCGCCTGAGGCGAAGTCGTAGGCCTTGAGGGCGTACCCATCGTTCGCGTAGAACGTGAACTGGTTTGTGTCTAGGTCCCACAGGTACGACACTGCGTCTTGGGCGTGGCTGTGTGTCTTGATGAACTTTTCAGCCGACTTGCGCGTGGCGAACGCGCGGGGCGTCGCGTATCGATCTGACTTCTCGCAGCTTGTCAGAAGCTCTCCGTCGCCGTCGTCGATGCCGAGGCGGTACTCCTTCCCGTCCTCGTAGTTTCGGGCTACGAGACAGTAGCCTTCCATGGGCTTGTGCTTGTCGTAGTACTTGTCGTCCTCGTCGGATAGGTTGAAAGCACTGATGTTCTCCATGTTTGTGATGGTCTTTTTGAGGAGCTTCAGGAACTCATCCTGCGTGTAGCCGTCCTTGTCTGCGTGCTGTAGCGCGAACTGGAGGATCTGCGCGATGTGGGTGCTCCATTGGACTGTCACGTGCTGGACGGTGATGAGGCCGGTGCGCTCATCTCGGGTGATGGTGGCGTGTACGCCTCGTTGTCCCATGGGTATTCCTTTCGGTGGAAGGTGGTTGTGGTCTGTGAGTGTTGGCGGGCGGTCAGAGGATCACGTAACCGGGCGCGGTTGCGGTTTCGACGGCGACGACGCGGGGCATGTCGTGGTGCGTGTTCCTGTGGCCGTGGATGATCGTGATGTCAGCGCGGGCTGCTGCGTCGTTGAGGGGCTGCATGTAGTCCTCGTAGTTGGTCTTCCTGCGGTAGGTGCTGGTGCGGTCGCTCGCGCCGTTGGTGCACTCGAGGGGAGTGAGCGTGCGGTCCTGGTTTGCTGTGCCGCCAGTGGTGGCGTAGTAGGTGCCGTGGGGCGTGTGGATGGTGAGCGCGCAGGTGAGGCTGTTCAGATGGTGCAGGAGGTCGCGCTTCTGCGCCCCCGTGCGGGTGATCGCCCCAATAGCCTGCTGCACGTCGGGGAAGGCGCGTGGGTTGGTGGCGCGAGTGAGGGTTTCCCGCAGAATGGTCTCGTCGATGCCCTCAAGGAAGATGGTGGTGTGGCCGTGTTGCTTGGCTTGGGTCTCGAAGTACTTGAGGATCTTCCAGGCCTGGGCGACGTGGGGGCTGGGTGTGAGTGTGTCTCCGAGGAACACCCACGTCACGGCGATCGCCCCCTTGGTTGCATCCCATGCTTCCATGAGTGCCTTGCTGAGGGTGTGAGCGTCACCGTAGGCGCTCCCGACAATGACGACGCGCTCCCCCGCTTTCGGGGTGATTGTCTTGACGTAGTGTCCGTCGATGGTGGAGCGCACGAACTCGCGCATGGCCTCGAGGTTGGTCAGGTGCAGCCCACAGTCGCGTTCTTCCCACTGGGCGGACACCCACATGCCACGCCCCGCGTACCGTTGGCACTCGCGGGTGCCTTCACGCACCCTCGCAGAGATCCTGAGTACGTCTTCTTCGGGCACGTAGCTGACGGTGCCCGCGCGCTTCTCGTTCTGGGCGAGGATCATGCTATCGGTGGCGTTGCCTTGCATGTCGATGACGGCGACCTGGTAGCCGTAAGCGCGGGACAGGTCAGCGAGGTGCTTGAACTGTTGCAGCTCAGGGTTCGTCGCGTCGAAGAACACGTCACCACCCTGCTCGAAGCGCGACCGTAGCGCAGCCTCGAGGACGCGGGAGATCGTCCCCTCCGTGCCGCCACGGATAGATCTTCCGGGAACGCCGTCCCAGTCGGGGACGGGCATGGCGAACACGTCGCGGATCCCGTCGAGGGAGACGACTTGGCCGCGGGCCTGGTAGAGACTGAGAAAGGTGCTCTTGCCGATACCGGGCGCTCCTCGAACGATGAAGAATGTCCTCATGGCGTTCTTTGCCTTTCTGCTGACGCGATACGTGTAGAGCACTGCTGAGCGATCAGCGTGCCCTGTTGCTGCGGGGAGCGTGCCCCATGCCGACGCTGACGTAGCGGACGTGCGCGATCTGTTGGCCGTGCATGATGGCGGGGTGCGCGAACCAGTAGCCGTCCCCCACGGAGATGGGCTGGTTCGCGTCGAGGCCGTAGGCTTCGCTTGTGTTGGGTCTGAGAATAGATCCGCTCCACTGTGCGCCGGAGGCGAGGTTGACTGGGTTGATCGGTATACATGTCGTGTACCCGACGATGGTCCCGTCGTCGGGGGCGACGAGCACACCGCTGCGCTCGTGCAGTTGGCGTGTCCAGTCGTCTTTTGCTCCCTTTATCCACAGGGAGGTGTTCCACGCCCAGTAGGCTACGGGGAAGATATCCACACTCCTCATGTGGAGGACGCCTTCCAGGAAGCGCTGGGTCTTGTCCCAGTGGTACTGGAGCTCGGGCGTTGGGCACGTGCGGAGGCGCGTCTGGGCGAGGATGGTGTGGGTTTCTGAGTTCATGGCGGTCTCACTTTCCTAGTCGGAACACTGTTCGGTGTGTTCGCGATAAAAAATATCATACCGTCGCTTATGTGTGCTACTTTATGGGTATGCAACTCCTTAACCTCACCATCGCCAATTACAAGTCGATCCGGGACGAAGCTACCTTCGACCTCACCCACTCGACACTACGCACCCTCAACCCGCCAGAAGGCACCCAGTGGGACGACCACCTGCACCACGTCGCAGGCATCTACGGCCCCAACGGCTCCGGGAAAACAAACCTCCTCGAAGCCCTCCACCACGTGCAGAGCGCGATCGCCACGCTCCTACCCCTGGGGGCAAATGTGCTCCCCTACATGCCCTACGACGCGTCGAAGCCCACCGTCTACAGCATCGAGTTCATCCACGACGACATGCGCTACAAGTACGCCCTCTCCCGAAACGCAGAGGGCATCGCAGGGGAGAGCCTGCGTGTCGCCCGCAAGCGGTGGAACACCATCTACTCGCGCGACAAGCACGGGGCCGTGAAGGGCCTGAAAGGCCTCCCTCACGTCAACGTGAACGAGCTGGTCATCACTCGAGCGTCCCTCATGGGCGACCCGCAGGTGAAACCCGTCCGCGACGCGCTCACGACCGGGGTCAAGGTCTTCCGTGTCGGCGCTCCCTCGATGGAGGACGCATACCTGCACATTGCCAAGCATCTTCTGTCGCGCCGCCTCGACACGACGGCCCTGAGCACGCTCGCTCAGGTCGCAGACCTTGGCACTACGAGCATCGAGCTGTGCGCCCCCCAGCGGCCAGCGCGCTCCACACACCATACGCCCGTAGACAGAGAGGCTGCGGAAACCTCCCTTGCGCGGGCTCTCCCCCACCTCCTCGAGTTCCATTACGGTGAGCACGCAGCCCCCCACGCGGCGCTCTCAGCGTCTTCGGGGAGCATCATGTGGCTGGCGCTCGCCGCCGCAGCCGTTGACGCGCTCACCGGCGGGCAGGTGCTTGTCGTAGACGACCTGACTGCCTCCCTCCACACGGGCCTTGGTCGCATCATCATCGACTGGTTCACCGACCCCACCGTCAACAAGTCGGGAGCTCAGCTCATCTTCACGAGCCATGACATCGCGCTCATGGACATTGGCCGCGGCCCCATCCGCAACCGCGAGCGCATCTGGTTCACGGAGAAGAACAGCGCCGGGGCGACTGCGCTCTACCAGCTCTCCGAGTTCACCAGCTTACAGTCAGGAAGCAACATCACCAAGAACTACCTCGAGGGACGATTCGAAGCAACACCCTTCACGCTCCCCTCGTTCATCCACCACCTCCTCGACGACTGACGGCGGGCACGAGAAAGCGCCCCAGGGGTTCTAAGAATGTTCCCTTGGAGCGCTTTTCTGTGCGTATTCAGTAGGTGGGGACGTAGCGGGCGATGACTCGACGGCCCACGCGTGTCTGTTCAATGAGGTCTTCTGCGAGGGACTGGTCGTCCTACTGAGTGTCGGTGTTCCGGTGTGCGGCCTCGTAGGCGGCGATGACAGTCGGGCCGAGACGGCCTCGCGTGGACTTGAGGTACCCCTTCTCGATACCCCACGCGCGGATCTCTGCCGCGTTCTGGCGCTTGGCGCGACCCGCTGCGCTGCGTGGCTTGCGGGTGGTAGTTCGGCGACCGTGCTTGATGTAGGGGGCGAGTGCGGCCTGGAACTCGTCCAGGTTCTCCTCAGACAGGTCGATGACGTACTGAGTGCTGCCGACACTGAAGTTGACGCTGGTGGTGGCGGGCGTGCCGTCGATGTCGTCGATCAGCTCGGTGACCTGTGTTTTCTTGAGCATTACTGCTCCTTTCTATGAGGGCATTTCTTAATGCTTACTGTAGCATTACACGCATTACTGCGTCAATATTAAAAGCATTGTGAGACAAGGGAAAACCTCGCCTCACAAAAAAGGGGGGGAGGCCCCGGAGAGTATTGCATCTCTAGGGCCTCCCTATTGGCTGACTGGCGTCAGTTCTTGTTCTGGCGGCGACGAGCCACCAGGAGCGCGCCACCAGCGACGGCGAGCACACCAGCGCCAGCGATCAGGCCAGCGTCGGCACCCGTCTTAGCCAGCCCGCCATTGATGACGGGAGCGGAAGGCGCGGGGGCCTTGGGGGTCACCGGAGGGGTGTTCGGGGTGCTGGGCGTGTCCGGGGTGACCGGGGTGGTCGGCTCGGACGGCTTCGGCTCAGGCGTGGGAGCCGGAGGCGTGGAGGGCTCAGGCGTAACCGGGGGCTCCGACGGCTTCGGATCCGGGGTCACAGACGGGACGCTGGGCTCGGGATCCGGGGTGACCGGAGGAACGCTCGGCTCAGGGTCGGGAGTGACCGGAGGAGTAGAGGGCTCCGGCTTCGGGTCCGGAGTGGGCTGCTCGGGAGTGGGCTTCGGGTCCGGAGTAACCGGAGGCTCCGACGGCTTGGGCTCCGGGTCTGGGGTCGGCTTGGGGTCCGGAGTCACAGGCGGCTCCGAAGGCTCAGGCGTGGGCTTCGGATCCGGCGTAGGTGCCGGCGGCTCCGAGGGCTTCGGATCGGGCGTGACTGGAGGCGTAGACGGCTCCGGCGTGGGGGCCGGCGGCTCGGACGGCTTGGGGTCCGGGGTCACGGGAGGTTCCGAGGGCTCGGGAGTCGGCTCGGGTGTGGGTGCCGGAGGCTCAGATGGCTCCGGGGTCGGGTCTGGGGTCGGCTTGGGGTCCGAAGGCTTCGGGTCCGGGGTCGGTGCGGGCTCAGGGGTCACGGGCTTCTCGTCCTCACCCGTTTCCGCGCCGGACGAGCCCTTTGCTCGCCACGTAACGGTGGAAGAAACTTCCTTCCCATTGATCGTGGCGGTGTTGGTCATCGTCTTTTCAGACGTGGTGACCATGATGCCGACACGATTTTCCTGAGTGCCGGTACCGTCGGGAACAACGAACGTGAGTGTCTTGCCGTCACGCTTCGACTTAGGCTTAGACGAAGGGTTGGCCCAGTCGCCGTGCTCCGTCGGAGTGGTGGAAACGCCCGTCTTGTAGACGGCATCGTCTCGACCCTCAACGATAGTGATTGCGTCGCCAGGGTTGCCCTGAGCCTGGACCCAGCACCAGAACTGGTACAGACCTTCTGGGCTCATGCCGGAGGCGGAGCAGAACTTGTGGTCGCCAGGGGTGACGGGCTCACCCACGACGCCCTTACCAAGCCCAATGGTGTGCTTGGTACCATCCACCACGACATCCGTCGTGGTCTTGCCAACCGAGTCCTTTGTCAGGGTGGCTTCGAGCTTCACGAATCCATTCTTGATGGACCCATTGCCACCAAGAGCTTCGGCTACATCCTCTGTAACGGTGCAGGTAAACGCACTACCAGAGGCGGTGCACTTACCGATCACCTTTTCAGCCCCGTCAAGAGCGGTGGCCTTGAGATCGACACCGCCGAACCCATTCGGGACCTGAAGGCCATCGCCCAGGCCGACCGTGAAGGTCGCACCCTTCTCCACCTTGTCCCCCTCGTAGGTGACCTTGATGTTGAGGGACGAGTTCACGGAGAAGCTGTCTCCGTAGTTGCCGGTCACTGTCGTGCTGGTGATCTTGATGCCGCCGGTTGCTGTGGATGTCCCAGGTTCGGAGCCGATGATTGCGTTGCCGCCGTCGGCGGGAACGGCGGGCGTGTCGTCGGTGGCGTTTTCGGGAGCAGCGAATGTCGCTGCCACGGGTGAGGCAATAACGCCCATGGCCGCGAGTGCGAAGAGCGTGACGGCCTTCGTGAGGCGCGAGCGCTTCGTGAGCTTAGTGGTGGACAAGATGTCTCCTTCTGTGTTGATGTGAGGGAGTGGTACCCCCTCTCTCCGCGCTTTCGTGGAAAGCCTATATGTGCGCTGAATGTTTTTCAAGCGCATTTACTGGTTTTTGCTGGCGCATTAGGTTGCGCGGGCCGCAAAAGTGGTTGTTTTGCAACTAAAAGTGCGTCTTTGACGCAGTACTTATGGTTGTCGTCACCCCTTGTTTTGGTAGAGGTAGCAACGGTTCCGCCCGTTGCATAGGTATTGAGAGAGTCCTCATTTCTCGTTGGACGTAAAGCTGCTGGAAAATGCCTGGTTGCATTACTCGCAGCCCATACTTTGTACGCACAATGTACCAGCCTTCCTGTGCGAGAACAGGTTCGGGGCCGCGCCTGCTGTTCCACACGTACAGTCCCCACATGGAGGGGGTTTCGACGTAGCGGGTGGCGCGTGGTGCCCATCGGTTGATGAGGCGTGCGACGTGGGTGCTGGTGAGTTGGACTGCTGGGCAGAGCCAGTTGGAGCCGTAGCGTCGCCGTACCCAGTGCGCGCCGTCGATGGGTGGGAGTTCGCGTGTGGCGCGCACTGGTTTGGCTGCTTCGCGGGCTTTGTATGCGGCTTTGCGTGCCGTGTTGCGGCGCTCGCGGGCGGCGGCTTGCTCGGATGGGAGCATGGCTACGTTGCGGCGTGCTGCGGCGATGATCTGCTGCGCCGTCTGTGCGGGCATGATCTACAGGCTCGTGTAGATCTTGTTGAACTCTTCGGCGCTCATGTGCTGGGTGGAGACGGATCCTCGTAGGAGGTAGGAGCCGACGGGCGCGAACGCATTGTAGCCCGTGACGCCCGTGTGGTAGAGGACGCCGGCGACGATGCCTTTGCCAGGAATGGCTACGCCTCCCACTTCCCCACCGCACCATTCGGCGACGGCCTTGAGGGTTGCTTCGTAGATGCGGACGGCGTCGTGGAGGGTTCCGTCGGGGAGCGTGAGCATGAACGGAAACATGTGGGAGGAGCTGTTGGTCATCGTTTGTGTCCTGTCTGGGTTTAGAAGGGTGCCCCGGTGGTGTAGGGGTCCGTCGTGTACTGAGTGTTGGGGCTGTAGCCGTTGTAGCCGTTGCCCTGCTGGTTGCTGTATGAGGGTGTGGTCTTCTTGACGGTGGCCTGCTGGCGGCGCAAAGAAACACTGACGTCGGAGGCGATGAGCTCGAAGCCCCTGACCTTCATGCCGTTCGACTCGTACTCCTTAGCTTCGAGCCTGCCGGTGACAATCACGGTCATGCCCTTACGTAGGGACTCGACAACGTTCTCACCGAGTCCGTCCCACGCAGCGCACTGCATGAACAGGGCGTTGCCGTCCACCCAGTTGCCGGACTGGTCGCGAACTCGTCGATTGTCGGCGACGGTAAATGACGCGACGGGCTTACCAGACTGCGTATAGCGCAGCTCGGGATCGCGAGTGAGGTTGCCAGTGATCTGGACGGTGCTACTCATTTGGATTTAGGTTCCTTCTTGGCTCTTACGGTCCATTCCTGCTCGAACTCGTCTTGCGGAATGGCGGTGAAGATGGATCGGTTGCCGCGGTATCGGCGCACGACGTAGTCGCCGACGCGGGCGACGGTGGTGTCTGAGGTGATGGTGTTCGCGACCTCGATGAGGGCGATCTTGCCGCCTTCGGTTCGCAGTACGCCGTGGCACCATTTGGCGACTTGGTGTAGGTTGTCGCTGGTGATCTGCATGGCCTCGGGGGTTCGCCTGAGCTGGCAGGGTCGCGGGCGGTCAGTTGGTGGTTTTCGCGTACCCATCTGGCATATCCTTTCCTGCGTCCAAGGGGACCTCCAGGGCTTCGTCGCTAACGAAGCCGAACCAGCCAACGAGGTCACTCCGTAGTGGCTGGCGCTTGTCTTTCGGGGCCATGAAGCGCAGGCCGAAGACAGAGACGCCTCTGACGGCGAAGCTGACAGCCCCGGCTCCGAGGAGCGGGAGCGCCGCGTTAACAGCGAGCTCAGGGTAGAACACTGCCGCGCACAGGGCCATGATGCCGCTACCGAAGCCGATAAGCCACGTGAGCGTAGAGACGGCCCCGAGAGCGAACAGGAGGGTGCACAGCGCGCTTCGCACCGTGGTTTTCGCTACCTTCATCATTGGTTACTCTCCTTTCTGAGTGAGTCGGGTGAGCGTGAGTTTCACGCCGGGTTCAGTGCCGTAACGTTTCCATACGTCCCAGTGGACGATACGGCTATCGTCCTTGAGTATCCCGTTGCCGAGAGCGTCGCCGATCGCTCTCTGGAGCTTGTCGAGGTCAGGCTTGACGGCGGGAAGCTCGAACCTGGGGCGCTTAGGGGCTGCGAGATAGAATGTGGCCGTCACTTCGACTGGCTCGTCCAGGGGCGTATCCCAGCGGGCCTTGTGTGCGGCGTGCTTAACGACGAAGGTGACGGCGGTGCGCCATGCTTCGAGCCGGCGGTTGTCGTGGACGATGACCGGCTTGCGGGAGCCTTGGGGCGTGAAGCACCGGGTAGACCCCTGGGTCTCAGGCCTACCCGGTACCCACACCGTGATCGACTTAGGCAACGCGCTCACGCTTGCCATACACGAGCTTCCCCTGAGCCACCCACACGCCGCCGTGGGTGGTGGTGATCTGCCAGCGGTCATCATCTTCTTCGCCGGCCTTGTTGAAGACCAGTTTGAAGCGCACGCCGCGCTCACGGAAGAACCTGCTGGTTCCTGCCAGCTCCGTCAAGAAGAAGTACGGAACGTAGGTGTCGTCCCATGGGAAATCAACTGACAGTCCTGTGAGATGCCTGCCAATGTCGTAGGTGAAGTCCCAATCGAGCATAAGGTCGATGTCGCCACCGTACTTCTGACAGGTCTCGTCATGGGTGGCGATGTACTTCCTAAGCCACTGCCTGAACAGGACTTCGTCTGATGGGGCGAAGGTTGCCTTGGACAGGTCCCCAACCTCGAGGGCCAAGTCCGAGATATAAGTTCGGTAGCTCACTGAAGGAACCTCCCCTTCTGTTCGAGCGGCCCGCGTGCGGCTACGATCCACTCCCCGTTCTTTTGGCGAGCGGTGATGGTGGATCCGTCACGCAGGTAAGCGCAACCGTTACGTCGGTCGATGACTCGCAGGTCGCCCATGGAGATGTTCTCCAGGTAGGTGAGGGGGTCGGTGACGCGCTCTGCCTGGTCCACGTGGACCTGTAGCAAGGATGCGAGAGAGACCGCCTTGCTTGTAGGAGGTAGGTAGGTGGCGTTCACTCGTCACCCTCTTCCTCATCATCGTCATCATCGTCGCCGACTTCCTTGGCGGTCTGCGCCAGGATTAGGAGCGCCGAGGTGAGGCGCTCCTCTTCCGTGCGCCCGTCGTTGAGCGCCTCGGGGAAGTCCTCAAGGTAGGAGTCCTCATCGGGAATTGCGTCGAGGCGGCCAGACTCGATGCCCTGGTACTCTTCCCACGCGAGGAGGGAGTAATATGCCGCGCCCACCCCCAGCATGGTGGGGATTTGATATGTGTACCAGTCTTCCCCGTTACGAGAAGAGCACTCGAGGATAGTGCTTGCGTAGCCGGTTTCGTTGATCTTGAAGGTCAACTTCGAGTGGCGAGATGACCAGTAGCCGTCTTCGGACTCGATGGTGAGGAAGACAGTGCCGTTGCCGTCTTCGTCCATCTGATACTCGACGTAGGCGTAGAGGTTCTTGCCGTGGCGGCGGCCAAGGGAGTCGATTGCTGCGCGGATGCGCACCGTCTCGCCGGACACATAATCGTTTTCGTCGAGGTTGCGGGGCTTCAGGCACTCCTTGAGTGCCGAAAAAACTTCATCTGTGAGTGGAGCGTTCTTCTGAAAAAGCGCTCCTAAAGTTCCAAGGATCTGGTTCTGTTCCATGACGGTTTCCTTTCTGCTTGTGTCTGCATGGATTGGTTATTGTGGTAACGGTACCACTGTTTGGTGGTACCACATTACACCTTATTGGTTAAGTGGATCACAATACATTTACGCTTACCTCGCACCAAATAGGCCGCCATAGTGCGCGAACTTAAACCAGCACATAGGAACATGTTACCTGAAGCCTATTTTTCGGCCATATATCAACCCTTTAAGGCAAGCGTTATGCGCGGTGCGGTTCGTTTCGCTTGGGTCTAGCCCCCGTGGAGAACGAGACCAGAGCGCTCAAAGCGTCACTGTTTATTACCGCGCGGTAGTCAGTGTGAGGTGAGATGCCAGCCCTTGCACTCTGGGCACCTGTAGTAGCGGCGTTCTTTACGTCGCGGGTTACGCGAACGCTGCGTGGAGGCAAGGGAAAGCTTCGCGTCGAGCTCGTTTCGGTAGCGGATCTTGCGGGGCGGCTTCGTACACCAGCCGGTCCTGCCCCAGCGGAGCTTCTTCTTGCGCTTCATGCTCCCATCTTCGGCTGGGCGTAGGGCTTGTGCGATTCGCGGGTTGAAGGTCATGGGTGTAGCTCCTTGGGGACGAGAGCGAGGAGTAGCTCGGGAACGAACGCCGCCGTCGGATAGCTCCGACGTAGAGCGTTGAGAATGTCCTCGGCGTTCACCGGCGGGGCTTCTTGCTCGATGAGAGATACCTCTTGATGGCTGAGACAAGCGGCTCTGGCACGACAGCGGCGGAGATCGGCTTGTGGTCGGGGTTCCAGACGATCGCGTCGCCCGGATTCAAGTAGTGCAGGTGTCCGGGCAGGTGTCCGTTCGGCACTGTGAGTGCAAGGAACCTTGTGCCGTCAACGTTGTCCTTGACGCTGATGGGGGACGCCTTGGGCGTTGAGATAGGCGGCGTCGGCTTCAGGCTTACGTGTGAGGATGTATGCGACAGCGTTCATGTTCTTCAGTTCCTTCCGTTGGTTGGTTGAGTGTATTCTGGCCAGCCCTCCTCGAGGGCGACTTGGCGTTCTTGCTGGAGGGCTCGCAGGATGCCTCCGGCTGCTTGCAGGGGGACGACCCCGTTGCCGAGGGCGCGCAGGATTTTCTCGCGGGAGAGGCCCACGCCCGTGACGTGACCGTCGGGTAGGCCCATGAGCCATTCGACGAAGCGGACAGACAGACGGGGCTTGCCTCCCTCGCGCAGGGGTGGCTCTGTCGGGGCTGGGGCTGTGCGTCCGGTGATGGTTTCCCAGTGGGCGACGGCTGGCGCGTAGGGGCCGAAACTGTCGCGTAGGGTTCCTGCGATTTCGTGCAGGTTGGGGCCGTAGCCGTTGGATGAGTAGGTGGCGTTGGTGGCCTGCGGGGTGGGTAGAAGGTTCCCTCCGGTTGTGAAGAGTCCTTCGCGGGCGATGATGCCGAGGTCGGTGACTTGTGTGCGGCCTGGCTTCTTGCGCAGGTGGGCTTCGGCGGTGTTCCCTGGGGCCTGGGCGACGGGCGTGGGGAGGAGCTTGGTTGCCTGGGACAGGCTCATGCCCTTCCCTTCCTGGTGGTACCCGGCTTTCCAGTCTGACACGGTTGGCGTGGGGATGAGGGTTTGAGGTGTTCGATCACGTCCGCTAACGTCGGACTGTGACCGCCCTCCCGGCGTTTCTCGGGTGGTTGGCTCCCACCGTTCGAGCCAAGGTTCGCCGTGGGGGTGAGCAACAACGAAGACTCGGGCCCGCTTGTGGGGCGCTCCAACGTCGGAAGCGTGAACAGTCGTCCACGTCGCGTCATACCCGATGCCGGCAAGGTCTCCGAGTACACGCCCGAGCGCTCGGAGAACAGGTCCGGTTGGCCGTCCTCCCAAATGTCCCTGGTCGGGTTCCATAAGGCTAAAAGCTGACGCACTGAGCGCTCCTTGGACATTTTCCCAGACAACTAGCCGGGGGCGGATAATGGCGATCGCGTGAAACATGGACTCCCACAGGCCTGAGCGGGTGTCCTTGGACATGCCAGCTCGAGCGCCGGCGAGTGAGAGATCGGTGCAGGGGGAGCCGCCGCAGATCACGTCTACGGGTTCGACCTTCGACCAGTCGATGCGCGTGATGTCCCCGAGGTTGGGTACGTCGGGGTGGTGGTGGGCGAGGATGGCTTGGGGACCGGGTTCGATGTCGCTCACCCAAGCGAGGCCTGCGGGGCCGAGGGCGAGTTGTACGCCGAGTTCGAGGCCACCGTTAATAGCCCGAGAACAGACTACCGATCGTGTAGTTCCCAGGCAAGCGCATCACCTCCGAGAGCACGTCGGGGAAGGTGGTGGTCTTGTCCTTCACGGGCGCGGCGGGTTCGACGGTGGGCGCGTCCTGCTCGGGGAGATCTGGGGCCTGGGCGGATTCTTTCTTCTGTCCGGTGAGGGCCTTGTACTCCTCAAGGGTCGTGCAGCCCATGCGGATCATCTTGCGGCGCTCAGACTGGCGTGTGCCACCCCAGATACCCTCACAGGAGGGACCCTGGGCAAGGGCTTCCTTGAGGCACAGGTCCCTAACTGGGCAATCGGCGCACACACGCAGGGCGAGGCGCAATTCAGGGGTGTTGGCTTCTCCGCGCTCGGGGAACCATGCGTCGGGGTTGAGGGCTCGCGCGCACGCGCCCTTCTCGGTCCACGCTTCGGGCATGACGAGGGAGCTGACCGCTGCCTCGTTGTCCTGGCGGCTCATCGCTGCCCACCTGTTGCAGCGAGAGCAGACCACTGGTCGTAGGTGCCAACCGGGATGTTGAGGTGCTTAGCGACGGTGACGGCGATCGTGCTCATGGGGCTGGTCTCCCAGCCGGGCATGAGGAGCACTCCGTCGCACTGGGTCAACATGCACAGGTTGGCTCGGTCGTTGGTGCCGTTGTCGGCGGGGTTGGCGGGTTCGTAGCCGAGGAGAGTGAGAGCGTCTTCGACCGCGTAGGAGGTCTCACGCGTGTAGCCGTGAGGTAGGGCGATGTAGATTCGCTTGGACATGAGTTCACCCCTTTCAGGTGATGGTTTTTGTGTGGTTATTTGGTGGGGATACGGTGGCCGGCGTCGTCGAGGAGGAACAGGCCATCCTTGTACTGGACGGGCACGTCGTGGGGGTCGGCGTATTGGGAGACCGCCCACCCGTAGTCTCGGGCTTCGCGCCTATTCACTTCGACGTGGCCGTGGCACCCCGTGGTGCCGGACCCGCATAGGACGATGAGGTTTGCGGGGCTGTTGATCGACGGATCATTCGTGCCGCCCATGCCGCGGGCTTTGCGGTGCTGGATGCTGGACTGGACGTAGGTGATGTCCTTACCACACCTGGCGCACCGCCACATGTCGCGCCCGTATACGAGTTCACGGGTTTGCTGTGTGGGGCCGGTGTTAGTTCGCGCCGCCGCCGGGTTTCGCTGTTTCCGGCCAGGGCGCGCTCCACGTCTCTTCAGGGTCATCGTCCACCTCGCTTCCCTGCATGTTGTAGGACGCTTCGAGGTCGTCCATGTTGCCGTCGAGGGGGAGTTCGGCGGTGGGTTCTGGGCGCGACACGGTTTCCGCTGCGTAACGCTGGATACCCTCGAGGACGGCGGGCATGTCTGCCATACTCAGGGAATCTACATTAGCTACATCTGCACGCTCGTCGTCGCCGAAGACGTAGGTGAGGATGATGGGCAGCTCGCCCTCGGGGACACCGTGCTCCTTCATGGTGCGCTGGATCATCGCCATGCGACCAGATACGCCCTCCGGCTTCTGGGAGCCGAGCGGCGGGTACTGCTGGGGGCGCTGAGCCTCGTCGCAGAGGCCGTAGGACTCCTGTACCGGCGCGGGAGCCGGGGCCTGCTGCGCGGGCTGCTGCTGTGGTGCGGGTGTCTGCTGGACGGGCTGACGCTGGCCGGAACGGCTACCCGACTTCTTCGCCTGGCGCAGGAGTACGTCAAGCACCTGCTCAGCCTCTCGCAAGTTCATGGTGTCGTACGCCCTTCCGGGGCGTACGTTGCGGCGCACGATCTCAGCGAACGCGCCTTCCGTCAGGCCCAGCACGTCGCGACCCCGCTGGATTCGTTCGCGCACCTCGTCGATCTTGTCCTTGTCGCGCTCGTACTCGATCACGCCGATACGGGCGTTAACTTCCTCCAGCTCTCGCGGAGTCATGAGATTGACGGGGATGCCAGGGAGGGTCACGCCGTCGAGGACTTCGATGGCCTTCTCGCTCGACAGGTGCAGGCGGTCCATGTCGGCCTGCACCTGCTGGCGCATGTCTAGGACGCGCGAGGCTGATTCCTGCGTCTGGAACTCTTCGGGCACGTAGCTGAACCCGAGGAGAACTTCGGATGCTGCGTGACGGCACACCTCGCTCATGGCGCGGGCGGTGAGCATCGCCTTCGGGTACTGCATCCACGTGGGAGTCGATTCCCACAAGCCAGCGACGCGGGCCTTCTCCTCATCCCAGACGGCGACGTGCTCGAACTGGGGATCATCCTTGCGGATGATGACGGCGGTAGCCGTGTTGGTCTCCGGGTCCCACTGTTCGCGGAGCGTGTGGCCGGCGTTGCGGACTAGAGCGGACATGAGCTGCGCGCTCATGGCGGGCTTCACGTCCTTGTCGCCAATGAACGACAGGCCACGCAACGCCGTGATGAAGGGAACGTTCAGGTGCTTGGCGATCTGCATGAGCAGATACATGTCACCCGCGTTTCCCCGCATCTGGTAGGGGATGAGGGCGAAGGCCCGGGAGTAGATGTCCGCTTCGGATAGATCGCGGCGCATTTCCTCCTCGGTGAGTGCCTTGTAGCCGGGAATCTCCCAAACGGGAACGGTGGTTTCCTCAGCCTTCTCAACGGCCTTGGAGGTGCGGGTCTTGGATGTCATGTAGGTAACCTTTCTCTACATGTTAAAGGAGTGTCAGGCGAGATCGTCCTTGAGTTCAAGCATCTCAAGGAGCTTGCGGACGGTGAGCTTATCGTCCACGAGGTGCTTGGCCTGCTCTTCGCTCATACGAACTGTGAGGGTCGCTGCATTGAGTGCCGTGTCGTCATCCATGCCGTCGGGCATCACGCCACCGGCCTGTTCGATGAGCTTGGCTAGGTTCTCCTGGGTCACGAACTCTTCGGGGAACGTGACGGTCGGCTGGGCGTTGTGCTCGATACCGTTTTCCTCGCACCAAGCCATGAATGCGAGGGCATCCACGATCTTGAGGCCGGTTCCCGGCTTACGGGAGGGCTTGCGGTAGGAGAGCGTGCCGGAGTCGCCGTGGACATCCGCGTCGATCTTGTAACCACCCTTCTGGGCGACTGCCGGGAACCGCTCATCCAGGTTGTCAAGGATGTACGTCTTGACGGGGCCTTCGGCGTTCTTCACGCGATCCTTGAGGAGCTTCGCGTAAGCCATGATGCGCGGGGCGAGGTCGTCCCACTTCTTCGACTTGCGGAGGACTTTAACTTCCTTCTTCGCTGCCATGTTGAGCTTTGCCTTTCTTGCGTGAGATTCGTGGAGGCAGTGTAGCCTCCGACGGGTAGTTTCGGGCGTTGATGCGCGCCCTCATGATGAGAGCATGGGCGGCGCTTGCTCGACACGCCTTAAGCGCGAGCTCTAGGCGGACGAGCGCTTCCGCTGCTGATGGGTCCACTGGCGGGGAGGGTTCTTCTTCTGTCACTGCTGGTTGGCCTTTCGGTTAATCTCACGGAGGACTGCGACGAGTTCGCGCCCCTGCGTGGTGAGGCGGTTGAGCTGGGCGGTGCGCCCGGTGGAGGTCTTGGCGCGCTTGGGCAGTGCCTCGACGTAGCCCTCCTTCCTCCAATCGGACACGATGGTTCGAACACGGGAGGGCGTAAGTGTTGTGGTGAAGAATGCTTCTTCGGTCAGCTCTTCGCTGATCCACTCGGCCTTCTCAATGACCTTGAGTGTCGCGAACTGGAGCCACGACTTCGTGGCATTCACTGCGAGGGCCGCATCCCAGCTGGTCTGGGGGTCAGTGAGTCGGGCGCGGGCGGTGATGGCGGTCATGGTGTCTTGTCCTTTCTTTCTGCGTGTCCGTCTGCTTTTAGTCGCACAGGCTGTTTCACGCATTCTTGATGCGTTCCTGCATGTTCTTGGTGGCGCGCGAGATAGCCTTGCTGAGACGGTCGCGCGCTTCCACGTAGAAGTGCCTAGTTAGCATGGTATCGACTGTGCAAAACTTTGATTCGGATGCGCGCATGTTGTTGTTGAGTTCAACATCGTGCAGTGTGGGGAGGTTGCGGAGGTTAAAGTAGTGGTTGTCGTAGACGAGGTTTCCATGCTCGTTTGTGTCTCTCTCGAAGAAGCGGATGAGCATGAGCGTCACAGCGTCCCTGTTGTAGGGTGCCATTGCCTTGCGGAGGGTGTCAGATGCGCTATCGAGAAGAGCGTCCTTGGCGCTGTTGGCGCGGCACTCGAAATTGGCGACAAACGAGAACATCTTAGAGAAGTCGGGATAGACGGCGAGTTCCTGCCCCTCTTCGCTGTCGCGTAGTTCGCGCAGGAGGGCACCCATGTTACTGTCCTGGTGGACGAGGCGGTGGACCTCGGTGATGAGGGCGAGGGCGGTGCTGGCGGCCATTGCGTCCTCAAAGTAGCGCATAGTGCCTCGTGTGTATTCCTTGTATGCGTCGGCGGCGCGGTAGTAGGCGACCGCCTGTTCTGCGATCTCCTGTTTTTCGTCCTGGGTGAACCACACGTTGAATATGGGCACGTCGATGTGCCCGTCTGTTGTGACGATGTCCTGGTAGCCGCGTCGGTCGCTGTCTACGACGGCGAGGTTGGCGATGGCGCAGTTTAGAGCGTCGCGTGCGCTGGTGTAGGTGTCAGCGGCGTCGTCGGCGAGCTTGGCGTAGTTGATGGTGGTGTTGGTGGTCATTGGGGTTCTCCTTGTGTGTTGTGTGTGGTTGGGTTGTATGTGTTCAATAATAGTCGCGGGTTTAGATGGATCACAAGCGCTATCATCCCCCAAATTGGTTAAGTGGATCACAAGCGTTGTGATGGTAAGAAAAACCCCGGAACCACCAACCAGCAGTTCCGGGGGCGAACCTCGCAGCGATCACCGACCAGCCATTGCGCCTCGACGATCAGCCTCCGACGCGCACGCGAGCACACGCTTGAACGAGGCGTCCAGGTGCTTCATCTGATTCTCAGTGCGCTTCTGCACCCACGGGGTGAGCTGGCCGCTTCGAGCGAGCGCATCCATGTCTGCGCCGCCCTTCTCGAGGTCGTCAGCCCAAGCTCGCAGGACATGGGCAAGGTCTTTCTGCGCGTAGACCGTGTCGCGCGTGAGGTCGGTGGGACGCTTTCGTTTGGGGGTCATGGTCATTCCTTTCGGTTGGTTGGTTACGTGTGGTGACATGGGGCGGCACCCCTATCGTGTTGAGAGGAGGGGTCCGCCGTTGGGTTCTGATTCCGGTTAGGACCAGGAGATGATCGGTCCCGGCTGCGAGGTGAGAGCCTGCACAACCCCTGCTTTCGTGTAGGAACCGACGAGCTTCCCATCTACATCAAGAGCGTCTACTCTCTTGGACCCTTGGACAACGAAGTGCACGATCCCCGTTCCCTGCGCAAATGGGTGCTGCGAGTCAAGGTCAATAGTCCCACAGTTACCGCTGAGGACTCTACTGACTACGACGAGTGCTCTCCACCAGTCCTGTTGCGCGCGCGTTCCCATGTAACGAATGAGATTGCGTCCTGCGTTCGCGAACCACTGGGGTGGCACCACGCTCAGGGGAACAGGGGTACTGTTGCGAGTCACAAATGAGTCTACGTGAATCTTGTTCCCATAGAAATTGACGAACCCGAGCACAGGCTCATTCAAGTTGAGGACAGCGAACGCTACATCGCCTTTAACGACGAACCTGTGAGTCGCCCCCATTTGAGCCTCGAAGACGGGGCGCACATCCTTTGTAGTGAATGCCATTGCATGTGTCCTTTCAGTTGGTGGTGCAGGTCGCCAGCGCGTCGGCGAGGGCCTGCTTCTCATTGGTGGTCACTGTGAGAGCGTAGCGGCTCTTGATCTGCACCTGCTTAGAGGCGTAGGTGCAGGCGTATGCGCTGTTGGGGGGCATCCACTGGTCTGCGCTCTTGGAGCCCTTGGCCATGTTGTCGTGGCCGTTGACGGCCAGGAGGTTGTCGGGGTCGTTGGCGAGAGCTTCACGATTTTCCTGGGTGAGCTTGTACGCGCCGGACTGCCAGGCGTTCTCGAGGGCGACAACATGGTCGATCTGAACCTTCGAGGCTTCCTTCTTGCGGAAGTCGATCCACTTGCCCGAATAGGGGTCTGCGAGTTGGCCGGCGGTGATGACGCAGGCGTTACGTCGGTCGCTGATGGTTTTGAGGTCGCGGGCGAGAATGTCGTTCCTCGTGTCGCAGCCGTTGTGGTCCACGTCCTTCCAGGCGGGGCCAAACTGCTCAACCCGGTTGTACTTCTCGGGCGGAGTGGGGTTGTCGTTGACGGTCAGCTTGTCGAGGTCGCTGAGAGTTCCTTTGGCGACGGCACTGGTGTCTATGTTTCTGACTGACTGGTGCGCGTCCCTCTGCTCCGCCCATCCATTGAGTCCCTTATACATGGCGATGGACCAGGCTACGAACAGTGCGAAGAATACGACTAGCCCCACAATCTGAAACGTTGATAGCCGCTGCTTACCGATGTTCATGATTCTGATCCTTTCAAGCCCACGGGCTGATGGCGTGAATGAAGTGGATGGTGGGGATAAAGCCGCAGAGGGCGTACCCGAGGATCCCGTTGATGGCCCACGCGCTCCAGTGGATCGTTAGGGGCACGTCAGGGTATCGGCGGAACATGTTCCACACCGTGACCATCATCAGGAGCAGTGCGAGTGATGCGAGGCCGAAGTTCACCCATGCGTGGATTACGTCGGGTACCTGGTAGGTGGCGGGGGTGAAGATCGGGTAGGCGAAGGTGGCGCTGATGAGCGCGACCGTGAGCGTGGCGCTGAGGGTGTCTGCGCTGCGCTTGAAGGCCGTGTCTCCCATGAGGAGGACGGTGGCAACCATGAAGGTTGCGGACGCGACGAGGGACGCGGCGAACGAGACAATGAGCGGCTCAGTCATTGGCGTCTCCTTCCGAGAGTCGGGTTTCCAGGAACTCGACGCCTGCGGCCTGTTCCTGCGCGTGGTTCTGGGTTTCAGCGTCGAGGGTGTCGGCTTCTGCCTGGGCCGCGGCGAACTCTTCTAGTCGCTGCTGGCGACGCTCGCGGGCCTTCTGGCGCTGCTTCGCGCTCGTCGTCGGTGTGGGCCACTCGAATGCCCCCGTGAGGTCCTTTTCCAGGAGGCTCGCGTCCGTGACGTCGGTGGGACGCAGGAGGATCGCGAGTAGCAGGACGAAGCCCACGATGATCCCCGCTGTCACGGTGTTCGCTGTAACAGCACGTTCGGCGATCACGTTGAGGGGGTGAGTGACCGTGATGTCGTTGATCGCGACGGTCTCTCCCGACGTGAGGTGCGCCGTGTCTCCCGAGTAGGAGGAGATGAAAACGGTCCCGTGTTCCCACAGGACGGCGGGCATGTTGACCTTCGTCAGCCAGCCCGTAAACACCTGGCCGAGCACTGCTTCCTGCCGCGCTACAGCCCACGCTGCGGGGCCGATCAGGCCCACGTAGGCCAGGCCTGCGAGGATGGCGGACCAGATGAGCGCGTTGACGCTCATGGCCGCGGCGTAGAAGCGGCGTCGCTTCATGTTTTCTGCAGCCTTACTCTCCCCAATAGTCATGGGTTCTTTCCTTTCGTTGCTTTCTGGGGCATAAGTAACGGGCACGTCACTATCTTCTCGACAGGGACATGCCCGTTCACGCTCTCGGACTAGGACTCGAACCTAGATCACCGGAGCCAAAATCCGGTGTGCTGCCATTACACCATCCGAGAATGAGAGGCGGAGCGAAGCTAAAAGGCTGCGCGAGCAAATGGGGTCCTGGGGCCTAGAGCCTACGCCCCAGGGGGGTGTTTTCTGTACAAAGAAGTAACTCACACATTCGCGTCTTCACTCCACCAGTGGGCCAGGCAGGACTCGAACCTGCGGTGTGTCGTTAACTGTGACCGATTTACAGTCGGCTCCCTTCGCCGCTCGGGGCACTGACCCTCGTGGATGTTATTTAGTTATGATCGCTCCGGTGACAGGACTCGAACCTGCAACCGTGGGATTAGAAGTCCCCCGCTCTGTCCGTTGAGCTACACCGGATCGGAGTAGTCCTACCGAGAGTCGAACTCGGGTTTCCAAAGTGAAAATCTGGCGGGCTGACCGCTACTCCATAGGACCATGTTCAGTTGTTGGCGGCGGGACAGGGATTCGAACCCTGGGCACCTTCCGGTGCGACTGTTTTCAAGACAGCTCCGTTAGTCCACTCCGGCACCCCGCCATGTTCAGTTTTCCACTGAGTGCCCCCAGCAGGACTCGAACCTGCGACCCTCGGATTAAAAGTCCGCAGCTCTAACCAACTGAGCTATAGGGGCGTTGGTGGGGCCTCACCCTGTGGTGGGAGTGTCGGGGTGAGGCCCCTGGGCGGTGGTTACTCCCAGGGCCAGGACTGGCCGATCCCACGCTCGAGGAGCGGGATCATCTGGAAGCCCTTGTCGGAGAGACCTCCGAAGGTCCAGCGGCCCTCACAGGCCTCCATCTGGGCTGTCCTGTAGCCCGCGAGGTTCCACGTGAACACGGGAACGCCGGGCGCGTAGGTGTCGAGCGCTTTGTCCACAGAACCTCCCCAGTACTGCTCGTCCGTCAGGATGACGATACGGTCGTACTGGCGACCGCCCTCGTGGGCCCAGCGGATAGCTTCGGGCGTAAAGGTACCGCCTCGAGAATCAGGCATCTGGTCCACGACACGGAGGAGGTCCGAGCTGTTGACCTGCACATCCTCCACGTCGGTGGCGAATGCGACCACGCGGACATCCTCGCCACGAATGGCGAGTGCCGACGCGAACACGTTGGCCGCGTCCTGGCAGCTCAGTGATGACTTCTCCGACAGGAGCGAAAACATCGAGCCGGAGCGGTCCAGGAGGACCAGCGTGTTCCCCTTGAGCGCGGGGACGTTCTCGAGCGAAGCGTTCGCTGCGTCCTGGAGGGCGGCGGCGAACTTAAGGGGCGCGTTCTTGTACGCCGCGTAGAACGACACGGGCATGGTGCGAGACTTCGCAGCCTCTTCCACGTCGCTTAGCCGCTCGTTGATCGTGGCGATCAGCGCGCGAGACGCGCCGGATGCTTCGATGCGTCGGAGGTTCATCCGCAGGGCCATGTAGCCCATGGTCGGGACGAGGGTTTCCCACACGTCGGCGGGGATCGTCCCGATTGAGCCTGCGATCACCTCGTGAGTGAGCGCAGCCTTACGGATGACATCCTGCGCATCCGGGCCTGTGAGGGCACTGATCTGCGCGTCACGGTCCATGGCTAGGAAGCGACGGCGGGCTCGGATAACAGGCAGCTGCTTGTCGTTGCCCTTCTTGCCGTAGCCCTCGTCGAGGACGAGCTTGAAGAGGGCTGTCTGTTTCTTGTCCTTCGGCTGGGGGTGCGTCAGGTTGATGACGTCACGTAGGCTGACGCTACCGTTGTTCATGCGGCCCACCCACTTGAGGTAGGACCGCTCGGACAGTCGGGCGCGCAGAGCGTCGGCAACGCCACGGCGCACACATGATGGAATGTTGCGCCCGTACAGGCTCATCCATCCAGCGACCATGTCGGAGGCCTCGTCGAGGCGACCGATGGCTGCTTCGATGATCTGGCGGTTGGTGCCAGTCAGGCCAGCGTTCAGGCGCGCCTTGACGGCGCTGATAGCGACAACTGTGGGGATCGACCGGAGTCCGACCTCCTGGCGGAGCCAGCGCACCAGGCCGAGCGTCCACTCGGGATCGGTGACGATCTCGTTGTCCTTGGTGAGGGTCTGGATACGGGTTGCACGTTCGTCAGCTGACTCGTAGAACGTGTCCTCGTTGAGAGAGGTCACGGCTGCGAGGAACAGCTCGCCCTTGGGGGTGCGCTGCCACCCCTTGCCGCCTTCTACTGTGAAGGCCTGGCCGGTTGTGGCGATAGGCGTTGTCGCAGTGTTGCGGGGCTTCGCGTTTCGCTTGTTCATGCGCGCCATGTCATCCTCCTTTTGCTGTGTGGTCTGGGTTTTGGGTAAAAGTGTGGGACGCGAGAGAAAAAGTTGAGGCGAGTGTAGTTTCGATCCAAATGAAGTAACTCGCTTCAGGCGCTTCTCGCGTCCTGCGGAAAGAGCGGGATTCGAACCCGCGAAACAGATTCCTCTGTTTACCTCCTTAGCAGGGAGGCCCCTTAAGCCACTCGGGCATCTTTCCATGGGTGCTCCCCCGCTCTGGGGGAGCTATGAAGTTGTTGTTGTGTTGTTTGTGATGGGTTTAGTGTAGGCCGGGGTGTTTTGTGCGCGCAACACGAAAACTGGTTAACTAGATCACATGCCTATAGGGGCTGCACACAATCACCACGTGTAGAGCATCTGCACGAACGACACAACCCACCTAACCAGCGTTCCACTGATGAGAAGTCCACCCAACGCCGCAACCAGCCCGGCAGTCACGAACACGTTCCGTTGCAAACTACCGTGCGGCAGTTTGCAAGATAGCCTTACGACTATCCGCTCCAAGTCTTACGGCGTTTTCGCGCCGGCTTGGTTCGCACTTCGTTGGGACTTGCGTTGCGCAACCGTGTTGGTTGCTCCGACTTCTGGTCCCTCTGTGCGCGTTTACGGTCTCCGGGGCACTCCCGGCGACACGGATGTTGATGGCCGCGTTCAGGTCGCGGTCCATGACTAGGCCGCAACCATCGCAGTGGAACACGCGCTCGGACAGGGACAGTTTGGCTTTCACTGCCCCGCATTTCGAGCAGGTTTTGCTGGATGGGTACCAGCGGTCCACGACGTGCAGCGTGGCCCCGGTGCGCGCGGTCTTGTACTCGAGCTGGCGGCGGAACTCGCCGAACGACGCATCGCTTACCGCCTTAGCGAGATGGTGGTTCCTGGCCATGCCGGCAACGTTCAGGTCCTCGATGCTGATCTCCGAGTAGGTTCCGGCAAGCCAGGTGGTGGCCTTGTGCATTGCGTCGAGCCGCTGGTTTGCGACGCGGGCGTGGAGGCGGGCGACTTTGGCCCTGGCTTTGGCTCGCCGGCGCGAGCCTTTCACCTTGCGGCTCAACGCTTTCTGGGCCTGCTTCAATCGCCGCTCGCTGGCCGCAAGGCAGCGCGGGTTCTCAATGACCGTCCCGTCCGAGAGGGTGGCGAGGGTCTTGATGCCCAAGTCTACGCCGACGGCCCCGCCCCGCGGTGGCTTCGTCACCGGCTTGTCGTCTCGCTCGACCGTGAGCGATGCGTACCAGCGGCCCGCCCGCTGCGAGACGGTCATGCGCAGCACCTTCGCGTCGCCCACTCGTGCCGTCACGTTCTCCATGCAGTGCACGCGACCGATCTTCGGCAAGCGCAGCGCCTTCGGGTCGCCCTCGATCAGGCCAAATGTGCCGGTGGTGTACGCGAACCTGGGCACCGTCCTGTCCTTCGACTTGAACCGTGGGAACCCCACGCGACGGCCCTTCCGCTCGCCTTTGCGGCTTTTCGCCCAGTTCGACAAGCCCTTCGCAAGAGCCTCCAGGCCGCTACTGTACGCCTCCTTGGAGTTCTCGGCCCACCAAATCACGCCATCCGCGTCCACGGCCAACGTGTCCTTGTTCGAGTTCCACCACTTACGCAGTGAATAGAGCGACCACTCAGGTTTGTCCCCGGCGTCCAGCGCTTCCTTCACGTGCGCCAGCCCCGCGTTAAACGCGAAACGAGCGCCGCCAGCATGAGACAGTAACAGGCGCTCCTGGGCGGGGGAAGGATCAAGCGCGACCTTGACAGCCTCCAACACCACGCGACCCCCTCCCTTTCGCTACACGTTGGTGAACTACTGCACACAATAGCACGCCAGAACGAACTCGGTTTCGGACTGGCGGGTCATGAAGGTGTCCTTTCAGGAGGTGAGGGCGATGACGATGTGCGCGAGCCAGGATTGGATCACGCCCGTGAAGATGAGCGCGCCAAGGGCCGCGAGGGAGAAGCAGACGGCTCCGACTCCGACAACGCCGAACGTGCCTTCCGGGCGTTCCTCAGCGGGTAGCGGCGAGTACTTGATCCGGTTGAAGGTGACGGCCTTGAGCGCGAAGTCGCTACTTGCAGCAAGGTCGAGCAAGAGGGCCAGGAGGACGACGAGGGCGTACAGGAATAGGAGGATGCCGACGATCGCTGCGCCGGTGCTGAACCCGTTCAACAGTTTGCTGTCTTGTTCGAGTTGGCGTTGCGCGATGATCTGGTCCACGTTGTCTTTCTGCGTGGTGTTCAGGTTCGTGTAGCTCGCGAACTTGAGGGTGTCTTTCGCGAAGGCGAGCTTGTCGGCGTCGGAGAGCTGGTGGTTTTGGCCGACGGTGCGAGGAGGCATACCGAGTAGGTCGAGGTCGCTAATGATGCCGGTGTCGGTTGTGGCGGCTGCGCCGCTTTGGCTGCTGTCGCCTGTGGAGATGCTGGTGGCTGCGTCGTCGATGGTGGGGAGGTCTTGGAGTTTCTTGCCGTCGGTGCGGGAGAATTTCAGGATGGGGCCGATGCCGCCGGGGTATTGGGAGCGGTCGAGGACAGTGAGGGGTCGCCCGGAGTCGATCGTGTGGACGGTGTTGCCTTCCACGTAGTCGCCGGCGATCCAGTGCCGTCCGCCGCTGTCGGTTTGGACCATGAAGATGACGAAGTAGCCGTCGTTCATGGCTTGGCGGACGTCGTCTTCGGTGAACTGGTTGGCTCCGAGTCCCGCGCCGCTGGTGTCGCCTTGGACTTCGACGGTGAGTTGCCCGCCGGTCATGTTGGAGACTCCTTGGGCGAAGCCTTCGGGGTTGAGCTGGTAGAGCCACCCCTCGTCGTTGAACGGGCTGTCTTTGCCTGCCTGCATCAGTTTGATGGCTTCAGCTCGCATGTCGTTGACCGTGTAGGAACCGCGGGCTTTAACTCCCGCACGGAGTTCCACGAATGCGAAGGAGAAGTTACCACAAGCAGCCGCAGCCATGTCGGTGCCGGCGTCTACAGTCATGCCACGCTCTTCGTTAGGGTCATACCCGAAGTCGCTGTCGGCACACCACTGACACCAGGTGGAGGGCTTGTCCTTGAGGTTGTAGCGGCCCTCACTGTCTGTGAATGCGCTCGCGGGGTGCGCGAAAAACGTGAGGATGAGCGCGAGGAGGAAAGCGAAGGCGACGGAACCCCGCCACGCTCGATGGAGGCGGCGGGGCGCGCGGACTGATGTCATCACTGATTCTTTCTGTACGACTTGACGAGTGGGGTCTTGGCAACTGAGAGATAGATTTTCTCATACTCTCGAGATCCTTCCTCGGCGGCTGGTAGAGGCTGCTCACGGTAGGCTGATCCGACCCATCCTCGGCTGAGGACTGCGTACGCTGCTTCGACTTCCTCACGGTCGAGTGGCACGTTGAAGGGAGGGAACGTGCGGATGATGGTGGAGGCTTCGGCTGCTGCGCTTAGGAGCATCCCGTAGGTGTTTCGGCGCGCTTTTGAGGGGTAGAGCGTGATACCAGGCCGGTCGGTGTGCGCGCGGCTGAGGTGCAGGTGCTCGGCCTCGAGGTAGCTGCGGGCGAGGTTGAGCGCTGCCTGCATCCGATCGGCGTAGCCAGCGAGGGTGAGGATGATATCGCCGGTTGGGGTGGTGGTGGCCACGCCTGCGACGCTGAGGGCCTGGCACATGTCCAGGATGCCTCGTGCCTGCACTGGGCTGCGCGTACGGTTCACTGGGACCGTGATCTGTTGCCGGGTCATGGTTTCATCGAAGGTGGCGGCAGCTGCTTCGAGGATGGCGTGGACTTCCGCCGCCCATTCGAGTCGGCTGCGCGCTTCGGGAGTGTGCGCCTGGCGTGCGTTGCGTCGCGCGATGACGCTGCGTGGGATGGTCATACGTTCTTTAGCCTGTCTGCTCGGCTGGCTGCGGTCATGTTTGCTGCGTCGCCCTTAATGAGATTGACGTAGTGCATGGCGTAGCGGTCGTAGGTGCTGTAGGGGTCGTTGCCTCGGATTTCGGGGTGCGTGCTGCGTGAGGGCGTGTAGGGCGCTCGCGCGTCGGCGTACACGTCCCATTCCCCGTTGCGGGCGGCTCGATACCCGTCAACAGGTGTCTCTGCAATGGGTGTCTGGCCGGCTTTCTGCCTGACGAGCGAGTCAATGATTGCCCATACGCCGCGCATGGTCCCCATGCCGTAGTTTCTGAGCACGCTCTTGACGAGCATGGAACGCCCCATGGCGTACGCGGGATCACCGTGGGTCTCGTGCGCTACGAAGTCGTCGCCCGTGTAGGTGAAGGATCCGACGTTTTCGAGGTAGAACTCGAGACGCTTACCGCCTCGGGTGAGGGCGTACGCTACCCCGTGAATGTCGCGTTCGAGGCAGAAACCGGCGGCGATCGCGTCTTCTGCTGCTCGAGCGAGTACTCGTAGCATCTGCTGGGTTGGGGGTGCGCCTGTCCCGTCGAACAGGGGGATGCACTCCTTGGGGAGGTTGGCGAGGTAGTAGGGGGCGTTGGCGTCGCCGGCCTGGACCTCGATGGTTGGCTTGTTTCCTTCGGGGGTCCCCTGCTTGTAGCAGGTGCGCAGGACATACTCCGTGTCGCCTCCTGGGCATGTGAGCGTCCAGTAGATTGGCGGCCACATCGACACTCCGGGGAGAGGGTTGTCGTATAGGTCCTCGCGTCGGATCAATGTGTAGGAGTTGGCGTAGCAGACTGATTCGAGGAGCGCCTGGATGTCCCAGGTTGCGTCATTGGGGTCGATTCCCTGGCCGCCGACCTCGTAGTCTGTGAGGACTTGCGCGAGTGTCTTGTAGCCTTGCTCCGTCATGACGACGGTGCGGGGAGTGACGTCGTCGCGGGCGAACAGGTTGAGGGATTGCAGGCCGTCGCAGGCGCAGTACTCGTAGCCTGCCGGGTCGTAGGGTGCCGAGTGTAGGCCCGGCACTCGGCGTGCTGCCATGTCGCGTAGGGCTTGGGCGCGCTCGATGGTCTGGTCGGTGGCCGTGAGGATCTTGTCGTCCTCCTGGTAGAGGGCGAATCCGGGCCTCTGGAAGTAGACCCATGTCCATGGTGTGGTCATTCGACTGTATCCTCCGTTGCTTCCTCATCCTCTAGGGCTTCGAGGTCTTCTTGCGCCTGCTTCTGCTGCTCCCAGAATGGGTTGCGCACAGGCTTGTACTTCCTGAGCGCCTTTCCGGTCTCCTCCTCAGCCTTAAGGATGATCTTCGCGAACTTGATGCACACGCGGAACATCGTCTGATCGTTGTCCGGGACCTTCTCGAACTCCTCCTTGGTCATGCCGATCTTGGCGTTGAAGCCGGCGAGGATGTGTACGAGGCCGTGGCAGCGCTGGCAGAGCGTCACGAAGTTGCTCATCGCGTCGGAGCCGCCCACGTAGACGCTGGTCTTGTGGTGTGCTTCGAGCTGGCCGAGGTGGACCATGGACGTGATGCCCTTGCCGTAGCCGCAGGCCTGGCAGGTGAACTCGTCGCGCGCGAGGATCGCTGTGCGTAGCTCCTTGGAGAGGGGCTTGCGGTCCTTCGTGTCCTGGACGGTGTTCTCATCGACTTCGCCGAACATGTCCTCGTCGTCGTCGCCGCCCTCGAAGCCGACCTGTTCGGCTGCGTTTTCGGGGATGGGGTCGCCGCCGTAGTTGTCGTCGTCGATGTCGGTGTCGTCGGTGTCGGCTTCCTTGTTGAGGAGGTCGCGGACTTCGCGGAGTTCGTCGCCCATTTCGAGGAGGTTTTTGACTTCCTCGTCGCTGAGCGGCGCGTCTCCGGTGTCGTCGGCTGCGAGGTCGCTGGCTTCGTCAACGCTGGAGATTTTCCGTTCGTCGTCTCCTGCCGTGGGGTTTGCTTCCTCCTTGCGGAGCTTTTCGAGGGCCTTGTAGGAGCGCATGAGGTCTTTCTTGCCCGACAGGAAGTCCTCTGTCACCTCGGGGTACTCGGCGAGCATGACTTCCTTGAGGCGCATGGAGTCGCCCGCGTCGAGGTTGAGAAGCCAGTCGAGCATGGAGGGGGTGAGGCTGTAGGACTCTTCCATCACCTTCTGCATCGACCACTTCTCAGGCCACGTGTGCTTCTGGGCTCGGTTGAGGACCAGGTGCATGAGGTTGGATAGGTCGCGTCCAACCTCGGGGTCGTGGAAGGTGACGATGGCGGCGGGGATCTCGTCTTGGTTGTTCTTGAGGGACGCGAAGATGCGTCGCCACCCGTCGAGGACTCGGTAGCGTGGGCCCGCGTAGCCGAGCTCGTCGGCTTCCGCGCCGGTGGTGATGTTGTTGTCGGCGAGGAAGTCGGCGTACTCCGCAAGTGGGGTTACGACGACGGGGACGATGACACCCATCTCGCGGATGACGTTGAACAGGCCACTGTAGGTGTCGGCACGGTAGTCCTTGATGGGCTTGGTACCAACAACCTGGTGTGGACTGATGTGCGTGTAGCGGACGGAGTACGCGTCGCTCTTGACGGTCACCACGTCGTTAACACTGCTGATCGCTTCGACCGCAGCGCTGTCGAGTCCGTCCGTGTCGATGTCGATGCGGAAGGGAGCGGCCTCGGTGTCGGCGCTTGTTTCATCGTCAGCGTCCTCGTCGAGGTCCGCATCGCCGTCGTCGGGTGTTTCTTCGTCGCCGGACTCAGCGGGGGCGTCGGTGTCGTCTCGTAGTGGGGCGAGCGTGAAGGTGGTGACGGGAGTCGAGGTCACAGCATCCTCGTCATCGTCGTCCTCATCTTCGTCGTCGTATTCGTCATCCTCGTATTCGTCGTAGTCTTCCTCATCCTCTTCCGGGGTCTCGAGGTCGTCAAGGTCGGTGGTGTCGTCGTCGATGTCCAGGACGATGGTGTCTTCTGACGTCTCGTCGAGGTCTTCGATGTCGTAGTCGTTCATGGTGTGATCCGTTCGATGGGGTGTAGGGGCTTAGAGGATGGTTTCGGGCTGGGGGTCGTCTTCGAGGCCGAAGGCCTTGAGGTACGTCCTGTCGATGGGGCGCTGCTCCTTGTACGTATCCATGAGGGAGTCGAGGGCGCTTTGTGCTTGCTGAAGGAAGGTGTCGGCGGTGACGATGAGCGCTTCGAGCTGGTCGCGCTGTTCCTGGTATTCGCGCTCGGTGAGAATGATGCCGTCAACGGGGGTCTCGGTGACCGTCCCGTCGGGGTTCGTGGTTTGTTCGATGTAGCGGCGCATAGCGCCTCCCTTCCTGTGGGAGCCGTAACCAGGGCTTTTGCCCCAGTTTCTTTAATGGTACCAACTGGAAGGGAGGCGGAAAGAGTGTTACACGCGGGCGTGGTGTATCGAGGTCGCGATAGCCGCGTCGATAATGACGGTTCCCTGCGGGGTGCAAGGGACCGGCCCGTAGGTGGTGTCAACGTAGCGGATGGTGCCACCTGGGTAGGCTTCGGTTTGTTCGAGGACTGCTGGGGTCCATGCGGGGATCTCGGTTCCCGTTGTTGTGTGGATGGTGGGGGCGAGGGTGTGGCCGTCGGCGGACCAGGTGAGTGTTTCGACGTGTGCCTCGAGGACGGGCAGGTCTGGGACAGTGGTCAGGGTGATGGTGTGCTGGCCGTCGTTGACGCTGACCGTGACTCCGACGCCGGGGATATCGCCGATGAGGTCACTCATGGTCTCACGCATGTCTTCGACGGTGATACCGGAGTCGTTGACGACGGTGATTGTCTCAGCGTCGCCGGCGCTCGCGGACGTGACTTCGAGGTCGAGAGACTTGTCGCGCTGGAGTGCCTCAGCGCATTGCGCGATGAATGTCTCGTATTGGGGCGAGCTGATCGTGTCCGCTTCACCGGCGGGTTCTGCCGTAGTGTCGCTCAGGTGGGTGCGGATCTGGGCCTCGAGAGCGGGGGCGATGCCCTCACGGGGTCTGGGTTCTGGGACGTGGATGAACATGACGGTGTCTTTCAGCGGGTCAGTGCGCCGAGGATCGCGTTGCCGGAGGGGGCTGCAACTGACCGAGAGAGGGTGTCCCAGGGGCTTGCGACGACGGTGGAGGCGGGGATTGGGGCGTGTTGGGGGACGCGGAAGGAGAGGCCCTGTTGTGCTGCGATTTCGGCGATGGCGCGTAAGGGAAGCGAGTAGGCGGGGTAGGCGACACCGTTCATGGTGATCGTCTGGGAACCGTTAACGCAGTAGTAGCCGAAGCGGAGCTCGCCGCCGTCGTTGATTGCTTTTTCGAGGCGCTTAGCGAACGCCTCCTTTGCTTTGGTGCGGCTCTCCCCCGCTGCCGTGAGGATGTCCTCGTCGTAGAGGCCACCGCACTGTTCGATGACGTTGACGGCGACGCTGTAGGCGGTTTCGAGGATGAAGCCTCCGACGACGGGGAAGAGGACGAACGTCAGGGTGGAGACGTTCGCGTTGGCGGTGGTACGAGTGGTGACCGCCTTGTGTTGGGGCTCCCAGATGAGGGGGACAGGGCCACTGGGGTTGTAGGGCAGGCCAAGATGCCTGACCTGCGTGGGGTGCAGGAAAGCCCATGAGCAACCAAGGGGGATGGTGTGGATGAACAGGGCGAAGAATTCGGCGCACTGCTGCCCGTACTTGGTGATGAGGGCCGCTGCGAACTCGGTTTCTGTCTGACGGGTCAAGGGAGGGTTCCTTTCAGGAGGTGAGGGCGATGATGAGGTGCGCGAGCCAGGCTTGGATCACGCCCGTGAAGATGAGGGCACCGAGGGCGGCGAAGGCGAAGCAGACGGTCAGGACTCCGGCGACCCCATAGGTGCCTTTCGGGCGCTCGTCGGCGGGTAGGGGCGAGTACTTGACGCGCCCGAAGGTCACGCCCTCGAGGGCAGAGAACAACGGGAACGCGAGGTCGATCAGGAGGGACAGGAGGATGATGAGGGCATACAGGAACAGGACGATGCCGACGGCGGTGACCCATGTTCGAGTGGACTCAGCTGCTTCTCGGTCCCGTTCCTCTTCGAGCTGCGTTTTCAGGTCGGAGGCGTTTGCCCGTTGCTTCGCTGTGAGCTGTGAGCCGTCTGCGAACGTGAGGGACTGGCCTTTAGCGATTTCGGGTTTCTTGGGCATTCCGGGGAGGGACCACTCGTCGAGTACTCCACCGCTCGTCGTCGAGCCGGATTGTGCGCTTGCTGTATCCGACTTCGCTGCGGGGTCGGTGTTGCCGACCTTCTTGAGGACTGTCGCCGCGTAGGAGGCGCGCTGCATGAAGCCGGCTTCGGCTGCGCCGGGGGCTTCCCAGTTCGTCATCCAGATCCACGTCGCAAGGTACCAGTTGTCGGTGCTCTTGAAGCCTTCGAGGCTTCCGAAAGAGTCGTCGGCGGAGGGGACGGTGCCTCCAGTGATGCCCCAGGTGTCGGCTTCGTTGAGCGCGTAGGAGGCCATGCCGCCATAAATGATGCTGGTGGTAGGCCAGCCGAGCCATTCACTGCGCCCGTCCGCGAGCGCGGCTTGGGTGGTTTCTTTGGCTTTGAGGCCGGCGCAGTTGGAGACGCCGTTGTAGGTGAAGAGGAGAGTCTGTCTGTCTCCGAGGGCCTGGTACATGCCACACGCGCCCGATACCGAGTTCATTGCGTCCACGTTGAAGTGGGACTCGCGCCAGAAGTTGCCGGCGATGGCTGCTGCTGCTTCTGCTGAGTAGCCTTCCGCTTTGGCTTCTGCGACCACCTGCTTGGCTGTCTCCTGCTGTTCGGCGGATAGGGTCGCCCAGTTCGCCTCAATGACCTCATCGGAGACGTTGGGGTTGGCTGGGAGAGCGTACGCGGGTGCCGGGGTGAGCGGCAGCATGACGGTGGCCGCGGCGATGAGGGCGAGGAGCGCTCGTCGGGCGCGTGTGAGCATGTGAGAGTTCCCTTTCGGGGGTTACTGGTGGAACAGGCTTTCGGTCTTGCTGGCGATGTCTTCCTCAGGGGTGCCGTATGCGCTCCAGGCGAGGAAGCTGAGCGTTGCCCCAGTGTAGACCAGCGGGTTGTCGTAGTCGGCGAGCTTACGTGGTTTTCGCCCGTCGCGGCTCACCCAGTACGTCCATAGGCCGTTGGTATGGGTTTCGGATCGTCTGACCTCGGTGTTCCCGGGGATGCTGCGAGCGAGGATGCGCAGGAGGAACGGGGTATCCCAGTCAATCGAGTCCTGCTCGAGTTCTTCGTCCCAGATTTCGCCGTACTCGCGACCTCGGTTACGCGCAAGCACGGACGGGGTGCGTCGGAGGATGAGGTCGAGGGTTTTGTCGGGCAGGTTCTTCATGTCGTCGGCGTGGAGGACGTATACAGGGGTCCTGCCTGACCGTGTGCGCACGGGGATTGTGTCCAGTGGCCAGACCTCGTTGGCTCCGACTCTGATGTGGCTGTCTGACGGTAGGAGCCACGTGTTTTTCATCTTGCCTGGGCCGTTGGGGTTGTCGCGTGTTTTGACAACTTCGGCGAGCCCAACGTCCCCGTTGGGGGAGAGAACGATGACGTCGATGCTGGCTTGCATCGCTGACGCTGGGGACATGTGTGTGCACGCGTAGGCCACGATTTCGAGCATGGTGCTGGTTGATTGGGCGACGACTTCGCGTGCGTGTAGGGCTCTGGCAATCAGGTACGGGGGGACGGGCATCGTGTCGGGGTCGCTGAATGTGGGGTCGGGAATGGCGATCCAGACGGGGCCGATGAGTCCGTCGTATGCGTCAGTGAGGAGAATGCCCGTACCGGTGTTGTTTTGCATGTGGCATTTGGTGCGCCCGAAGTTGAGGGGCGGACGCGACCCATACTTACCTCGGTATGGGAAGAGCGACTTGTTGTTGATGCGCATGATGTCACCGTTGCTTCTGAATGTAGGCCAGGACTGCGTTACCGCTGGGCACGCCATTGAGGATGTAGTCGCCGAACATGGGGGGGCGGTTGCGGTTGACGCCGTATGCGCGCGCCTGTTCCCTCATGACCTGGAAGTCAGTGCGCCCGTAGAGTTCGAAGCGCTCGTAGAGGTCTTCGACCGTGACCTTGAATGCGGGGATGCGGGTGCCGTTAACGGTGACGGTGTCTCCCTTGTTGGTGGAGTAGATCGCGACGGGGATGCTGGTTCCTCGGGGCGCGTTTCCGAGCGTCGTGAGGTATTTGCCGAGGCGTAGGAGTTCAGGTGTCCTGGCCTCGGGCTGGCCTCCATGGAGGTTCGGAGAATAGTCGCTGTCGAGGTCGCGCAGTTCCATGACTCGCCCCCTCCTGCTGCCGTCTGCTGTCTTGTAGCGGTAGGTCTTCATGATGGATCTGTCTGTGACTCCGAAGAACGCAGCGTCGGTTGTGTGCACGTCCGTATGGTCGTCGTCGGGCAAGATCGCGTAGGTTACGCCGTGCGATGCCCTGAGTTCCTGGTTGAGGAGCGTGAACACGTTGACGTACGCACTCCGATGGTTGTACGCAATCCAGCTGAGTTCGTTCTGATCTGGTGCCAGGCCAAGAGAGATCTTCCCTGCCGGAGTATCTGCTCCGGTGCGGGGGAGGATGGCGTTGAGCGCCCAGATCGGGCTATTGGTGATGATGCTGATGATGTTCAGCACGTCGATCACGGTTGCGCCGTCGGGCACGTAAACGCCGCATCTGGAGGCGATGTCGGACAGTCGCCTCATGACGATGGGTTCGCCGCCGCCGACGCTTGGCGCGGTGATCGCCTTTGCGAGCGGAGCAGACGTCGGGGTCCTGCCTTCTACGAAGGCGTAGACCTTCGTCTGCGCCGTGAACAGCTGGTGGCCGTCGGGGAGCGCGTAGAGGTCGAGGTCGAGGTCTTCGGCTGCGTCATCCCACACGGATCCTCCAGGTTCCAGGAGAGCGTCCATGAGCGGCCCGTCGCCATTGGTGATGTCGCCAGGATCATACTCGACAACGTACTCGTCGAAGCTCTCGTAGCTTTCGAGGTTGGGGACGAGTGGAACCCATCCGATCTCACCGTCGGCAGAGAAGCGGGCGATTCGCGTGTCCTTATTGATGAGCGCCATGGGGGCGGTTCCTTTCGCGTGTGGATTGTGTTCATCGTGTGAGCATCCACTAGAGCGTCCACATGTCCTTTATGGCGCTTGTAGCGACGAGGAGGCCTTGACCGTGGGCGAGTGGCTTGATGGTGCGCAGGTTTGTTGTGTAGCACATTTCTCTGCCGGTTTCCTGGTTCATGACATACCGGCTTGGCTTGTCGAGTTGGTCAGATCGTTCCTGTTCGGCGTACATGTAGGTGCCGTCGAGCTCGGACAGGAGGAATCCGCATGACGGGATGCATTCGCTGTCTACGGTGGCGTATTGGTTGAGGGAAGGTGACGCTGCCACGAACCTGACGACTTCGGCGTGCTGTGCGCGCTCATGGATGGCGTTCAGGAAGGCGCTGAGGTTTCGCGCATACACGTCAAGTCCACCAGAATGGGCTCTCAGGTCTCGAAGGACGAACGTGAAACTACCGTCCGAATCTTTGTGCCATAGGAGGGTGAGACCGTTCTCGAGGTGTTGGAATGTCGGCTTGTAGGGCAGGCCGATCTCCTGGTCGATCTTGTCGCGCATATCCAGGAGGTCTGCATGAAAGCGGGTTGCCACATCGCCGCAAATACGGACAGGCGCATTGGCCCCGTGTACGTCGTGGAGGATACGCGCGACGAAGGTGAGCACATCTCCCGTTGTGTCGCTGAGCGGGTAGCTTCCTCCTGCTATGGCGTTAGCTAGGTCTTGGCGCGTAGCCGAAGTCGGAGGGAGCGTGACGTTCGCGAAGACCCTGAAGCCCGTCCCGTAGTATCCGTTGCCGTCGTCACCGCGGATCGTCGCGAGCGGCAGGAACCCGGGATTGCCGTCCACCATGACGAAGATCGTGTAGACGTGCGGGTCCACGGCTCCTTCGTCGTCGTTCTCCTCGTCAATGTCACAGGCAACGTGAGCGCTCATGATGCGCGCGTTGCTACTTCCCTGCTTGTAGACGTTGACAAGGTCATACCAGCCTGACCGGCACCACCCGCATCCTTCGTTGCCCTCGACCTCGAGGATCGTGCCGTCGTCGAGAGTGATGGTGTCGAACTCGTCGTCGATCTCCGTGACGTAGCGGCCCTGAAGGAAGCGCGCGAAGTCACTGCTTGGAGCGTAGTGCTCGATGAGTATTCTTTCGACTGCCATGGTCTCTCTCAGTTCTGGGCTTCCGCTTGGGTGGTGATGTGGGTGGTGCCGGTGAAGGACACGGGGGTGCGGGAAGTGTACTTCGCAGAGCACTCGTCAGGGGTCTCACCGCAGTAGCGTGGCTGGGAGAACACGTAGCCGACGAGGGTTGAGGCTCCCATGTGGATGCGGCTGAGGGTCGCCTGGTGGACCGTGGGGTCCGGTGCGGCTCCAGTCGGCATGTAGGGTGCTACGACTTCCTGCGTCATGACGGTGGGCGCGTCCGCAGTGGGGACGAACAGGCCCATGATGTCGCCGTCGCCTCGCGTGAACATGACCTGGACGCTGGTTTGACCGGCGTTGAAGGTCGCGTCGGTGAAGCAGTAGCCGGTGGCGTAGCATCGCGCGGTCGCGTCGGGCGCGAAGGCGATGTCGGTTTGGCCTCCGAGGCTGGCCTTGGGGACCAATCGAACGGGCGGCAGACTGGCGAGGGGGACCACAGGGTCAGTTTCTTGACCGAGGCGGATGTCGCCGACGACGCACGACCAGTAGAGCTGGAGGTCTCGGGTCTCGTACATCTCGCGGCACGTCTCACGGTTTTCCTCGTAGTCACTGGCCGTGTATGCGCGTGCCGTCTGCGTAGCCGCGGGCTGTGGTGCGGGCGTTTGCTGCTCGGGGGCGCTCCACACCCATGCGGCGACACCTGAAGCGATAAGGGCGACGAGGATGACGATGATGGCGCGCTTAGGTGATGGCGCAGGGGTCGCCTCGTCCTCAGCCCAGGTGGTCTCGAGGGCGGGCTGCGTTGGCTGTTGCGGAGCTGGCGTGGCTCTCATGGCTTGGCCTTTCGTGGTGGATTGATGGTGATACGGGTGAGGCCCATGGCCCGCGCCTCGTAGTCGCTCACGACGGTGCGGAAGTGCCCGTCTTTGATGACGACATCGCGCCACACGTCGGCGCTGATCGCAGCGTCGGGCCAGAGCATCGCGTACGTGTAGTCGTTGGGCGCGTAGACTGCGTACCCGATCAGGTCGGTTTGCGCGAGCGCGTCCTCGCTTCCGGCGAGACGCACGGCGTCGGCGTGGACTGCTGCGCGGGCTTCCTCCCTGTAGGAGTTGAGGCGCTGGAAGATGCGCAGGATCCGGGTTGGGATGATGGTGCGAACGCCTTGCTCCCAGTTGCGCACGGTGTATTCGTTTACACCGCACATGGCGGCGAGGTCTTTTTTGCTGAGGTGTGCGTGTAGTCGCAGAGATCGCAGCTCACTGGCGGTCAGCTGCGACTCGTCGCGCGGGTCAGGCTTGATGGTCACCTCGTCTTGGGGGACTCCCAGGTGGTCGGCGAGTACTTCAGCGAGGTCGTCAGCGATCGTGGGGTCACCCGCTGACGTTAGTCGCTCCGACTTGTCCCATTTCTGCCACACGGTGAGTTCGCCGCGCTTGCGCGTAGTCTGAGTCCAGGGCTTCTTATTGGTGAGGGTAGTAACGAAGCTCGCGACCTGCGTGAGGTCGCCCGTGTAGGTGCCGTTCGCCCACTCGAGAATCAACGTCATTTTGGTGGTTCCTTTCAGTAGATCAGTAGAAGAGCACGTCGCGGATGTGTGCGAGGTCGGCTCTGGTTAGCCCAGTGATGGGGTCGGTGCCGATGGTGTGGATGCCGTCCACCTGCCCGTGGCCTCGGGGGTGTTGGTCGTCCACCCACGCGATGCGGGTGTCCTCGTCGGTGAGGTGGTCGAGGATGAGGTCGTGGGCGCGGTCGAGCTTGTGCTGCTGGTTGATGGTTCCCGGCGTGAGGTGCGGGAACAGGTTGACGGTCTTTCGACGCGGGAGGCGCAGGCCCACGGCCTTCACCGCTTTCATACTCGCTTTGCCCCACGATGAGGCGAGGAGGATCTTGTCCGCGTCGCCGACGACGTCATTGAGGGCTTCGATCATGCGGGGTGAGTACCACACATCCCCGGTACCTACGAGCCCATGGTCGAGCTTGACCGTGACCATAGTGCGGGCCCGATCCGTGTATGCCCCTTTAGCTGTCGGGGTGACGGGTTCCAGGATGAACACCTCGTCAAAATCGAGGGCGAGAATCTCCTTACGTTCGGCCACAATAAGCCTCCTTTCTATCCACCAGCCTACATCCCGAATCGGACTATTTCAAGTTGAAGTGCGTCAATTATGGACTACACTGTCTCTTAACAAGACACGCAGCAACACTGCTGCACACAACCCAGAAAGGACAAGCCGAACAATGCTTTACCCCTACCAAGACAAGGAAACCCTATGCGTCACCCTCGAAGACACCGGGAAGGAGGCGATCTCGGAATTTGCACTGCGAGCCATTGTTGTCTTCCCACTATTTCCTGCGGCACTCGCAACACTTTTCAGCTTTTTATTCACCTTACTATCTGCCTCCGATTTAAAGGCACCCCCGTTCCCACCTCACGCTTACTTGGCACTTGCCACTCTCCCTTTCTTGTGCGCAGGCTTCGCTGCGTTGGCTTTCATCTACAGGAAGCTGCGAACACGCACAGGGGAGAGCGCCGGGCATGGAGATGTGAGAGCGGCCATGGATTCAATGCCCATTATTCTTCTTTTCGCTTATCTTCTTTTCCCGGAATTCATGTTTAGCGGGGGAGAGTACTCATATTGGAACACATTCGCCGTCGCCTTTACAGTAATCCTCCTGTGGCCACTCACGTTCGTTGCGTATATCGTCTCGTTCAAGTTCATTAAAAAGCCTTCGCGCTTTCAGATGCGATTGGCTCGTTACTTCATGGTCCCTGTTTTCTTCCTCACGGCTATGTCTGTGTATGCGGTCTTGTCTGGCGGTAGGTGGGCTACTTTGTTCGTTGCGCCAATGTGCGTACTGCTCGTTCTTTCGACCATGCTCCTTGCAGTGGAGTTGAGCGCACAGGCTTACAGGGGAGATGAAGTACCGGTGTGGCGCTACAGGGCAAGCTACATGATGGGTGGAGTGCTTCTCCTGATGTATCCCATGCACTTCGTCTTCGACTACCTCCCACTCCTGTTCAAGTAGGACAGGTAGTCCAAACGGAAGCGCCCCCCCCCCGGGGGTCCGGGGGGGGGGGGGGGTCTCCCGTGGGGGGGGGGGGGCGGGGG